ACCTATTACGCTCCGGCGGATCTGGTCGAGACCGTCAACACGATCGGCATGCGGCTCTATGCCAAGCAATACGAGATGCCGAACGGCAAGGGTGTGCACCTCGATATGCAGATGAACGGCCTGGAGATGTGCACCCGGCCCGGCGTCCTGGTCCGCGTTCACAAGGGTCCAGCAGGGCCCTGAGAAATGGCTTCGTTCTGGCTTGGGTTCTGGCTTGCCAGCGCATCGCTGAACATCGTCGCTAACCTCTACTACGTAGGCCGCGGCGGCCGCCAGAAGAGCGCCATGGATTGCGCGCTGGACGCCAGCATGAGCGCAGCCTTTGCGGCCTGGTTCTACTTCGGGTCCGGGATGTTCTAAGGGTGGACTACCAGGCGCTGCTCTACGACCCGATTTACAACGCGCTCGGCGTCGACGCGGTGCTGCACATGGGCATCGAGGCTGGCGACGTGCCATTGCGGGCGATCGACAAGACCGCCGGCATCATCATCAACCAGGCGATCGGTCTCGAGACGGTGTCGCCGGCGGCAACGGTGCGCGCGGCCGAGTTGGCCGCCGCCGGGGTTCCGCTTGCGGACATCTACAGCCGGACCCTGACGCTGAACGGCAGGGACTGGACCGTGGCGAGCTGGCGGCGCAAGCCCAGCCCCAACGGCGCGGATGACGGCGAGGTCTATCTGATACTCGACGGCGATATCGGCGACGGCGACCCCGGATGAGCCTCGATCGGCGAGAGCAGCTGCTGGCGCAGCTCGTCCAGATTGCCCTGAACATCGACGGCATCAGGACGGTCGAGCGCAACAAAGACCAGATCCCGGCGCAGCTGCGCCCGGCGATCGTCATCCTCGATGCGCACGAGGAGGGCATCGAGGGCCAGTTCGGGCTGGGGCGGCCATTGGCTTCGCCCGGCATCATGCATCTCAACCCCGAGATCTATGTCATGTCAGGCGGCGCTTCGGCGACGCTCGGCAGCGACCTCAACGGGTTTCGGCTGCTGCTCCTGCCGGCGATCCTCTACGACCCGGTGCTGCTCCAGCTCTGCGGCACAAGCGGCGGCATCCAGTATACCGGTTGCATCACCGATCTGGCGCGCGGCGGCACGATGGAGGGGCAGATGGCGCTGACATTTTCACTTCATTATCCGCTGCTGCAGGCCGACTTCTAGGCCCCAACCGGGCCGCCAAATCCAGAACCCGCCCATCGGCGGGTTTTTTATTGTCCAAATTTAAGGGCGACCAATGGCAATACTGACCCCAACAAACACGTCGCCAAACCCGGCGAATTATTACATCGGCCGCGGCATCGTCACTTGGACGCGCGATGGCGGCAGCGCGCGCGATCTCGGCAACTGCCCGTCGATGCAACTCAAGCCCGCAGTAAAAAACCTGGATCATTTCTCGTCGCGCAAGGGCCTCCATCTCAAGGACCGCTCCGTCATTACCGAGGCCAACATGACCCTGGTGATGCAGCTTGACGAGTGGACTGGCGACAATCTCGCGATGGCGCTGATGGCCCTGGAGGGCGGCGGCACAATCCAGATTATGAGCCTGGCGGAGGTAACAGGCGGGATCAATTTCGTCGGCACCAACGAAGTCGGGGCACCGGTCACGATGATCCTGCCGAGCGTAAGTTTTACGCCGACCGGAACGCTGGATTTCATCAGCGCGGACAAGTACGGCATCATTGAAGTGACTGGCGACGTGCTGGCCGATCCGTTGACGGGCAGCTTTGGTACGCTCGACTGGAACACAGCGATCCCGGCATGACCGGACTGCTCGATATCGCACCGCAGCGCGCCGGCGTCGAGGTGCTGGGCCACACGCTCGAGGTCGAGGGCGTCACGGTGCGCGGCATCGCCGATCTGCTGCGCCGCTTCCCCGAACTGCTCAAGCTGTTTGGCGGCGGCGAAAGCCCGGCGGGTGCCATCGTGGCTGCAGCTCCCGATCTCGTCGCTGCGGTCATCGCTTGCGGCCTCGGTCATATGGGCGACGAAGAGCAAGAGGCCGCCGCCGCCCGGCTGCCGGCTGAAGCGCAGGCGGAGCTCGTCGGCGCGATCCTGAAGCTCACGATGCCGAGCGGCGTCGGCCCTTTCGTCACAAAGCTGGCCGCGGCGTTCGGCGCGGTCACCGGCCAGCAGGGCACCCAGGCGATGGCCCAGACGAGCAGATCGCCGGCGCCGTAGAAGAACTCATCGCCTCCGGCCACAGAAGCGCCGAGGTGTGGGCGATGACGCCGCGCGAGCTCGCCGGCTGGCTCGGGCTGGCGCGCGACCGGCGCCGCACTCAGCTGGCCGAGCTGCTCGCCGTCGCTGCGCTGGGCGCGCAGGGCAAGGGCGAGGACATCAAGCGGCAAATCAAGGAATGGGCCGAGTAGAGGGTTTCACCCCGTCCTCCCCGGCACTCAGCCCCCACGCCCAGTGGAAAGCCAGCCGACCCGAAGCCTTTTTTTGGCGATTTTCACTTTAAGAAAGCAGCGACTTTGTCAAGGTGAAAATCGCCCTTTTTTTCTTAACAGGAGTTTTTTGCAATGGCCGTTACTCATTCGTGGCAGACCAGCGTTAAGCCGTCAGGCCTGCCGTCCATGCCAACGGACGCGGCGGTGGTAATAACCGGAGATTTTTCCGTCGACGTCGAGGAGACGGTCGCCGCCGGGGCGAGCAAGATCGTCTACACCGGCACGATCGATCACACGAAGACGGTTTCTTTCGTGCTGCACAGCGCGCAGTCGAACGTCACCGTTACGACCGGCAGTCAGACAGTTCCCCTTGGCACCGCCAAGGCGGAGGGCTGGAACTCCTCGATGACGAGCGTCGCAAACCCTCTCTCCGGGGACATTACGACACTGACCGTCGATAACACCGCCGGCACCAAGGACACGCTGTTCCGCGCCTCCTTCCTCCAGCTGGCGTAAGCCCCCGCGCAACTGAAAGGGCTTTATTGAAAATGGCCAATTTCACGCATTCCGTCGGAATTACCTACCGCAATGACGCCGGCACCGTCGCCGCCACGACCCAAAACTATAACGGCGACGGCGAGACTAATTTCAACGAGACCATCGCCGCCTCTGCAAGCAACGCAGAATATGACTGGACCCTGCAAAAAGACGATGCCGTCACGCTCGCGATCTTCGCCAGCGGAGCGATGACGCTAAAGAGTAACAGCAGCGGCTCGCCGGATGACACGATCACCCTGGCGGCTGGTCAGCTGCTCGTCTGGACATCGGATAGCGGGATGACGAACCCGTTCAGCAACGGCGACGTGACGAAAATCTATGTCACCAGCACCGCCGGCGGATTGCTGAAAATCCGTTCGCTGCTCAACGTCGCCCCGTAAGCACTTTAGACCGGTTCCCCGATGGCCCTGCAGCTCGTCTTCAGCGCCGTCAAGGGTGAGTTCGACCAGGCGCTGCGCGCGATCTATCAGCCGATCGCCGCAGCCGCCACGGGCGCGATCAAGGATGCTGCGGCGCAGGTCAAGACCGAGGGGCGCGCCGCAATCGCCAACGGCGGTTTCGGCCGAAACTTCCAGAACGCGCTGCAGGTCAACGTGTATCCGAAGACCGGCACCTCGGCCAATGCGGCGGCGCTCGCCTTTCACAAAATCCCCTATGCCGGCGTCTTCCAGACGGGCGCCGACATCAGCGGCAAGCCACTGCTCTGGGTCCCGGTGAGCGACTCGCCGGCGCGGGCCTCCGGCCAGTGGCTGACGCCTAAGACCTTCCCGCAGCTGATCGGCCCGCTGGTGGCGATCAAAAGCAAGAAGGGCCTGCCGATCCTCGCCTCGCCGATTTCTTCCGGGCGAGCGAGCTCCCGGGTCACCGTGGCGCGACTGCGCAAGGGGCAGCGCGGGCAGGGCACGCGGATTACGCTGCAGCCGATCTTTATCGGCCTCTCGCAGGTGCGGCTGACGCAGCGTTTCGATCTGCTGGCGGTGTTCCGGAAGGCCCAAGCCCAGCTCGGCCAGTTCTACCTCAACAATCTCAAGACGTAGCCGGGTAAAAATGGCCGATTCGACGATCAGCACCCGGATTTCGCTAGAGGGCGCCGAGGACATCCAGAAGCAGCTCGCCGACCTCGGCACGGCCGGCGAGACCGCGTTCAAGCAGATCGCGGACGCCACGAACGCGACAGGCGGCAGCGCGGCGCTGTCGGGGCTGTCGAACATCGCGGCGACGCTGCGAAATGCCTTCGGGTCCGCCAGCGAGGCTCTAGCACCGCTGCGAACTGCCTTCGGCGAGCTCGGCGAGGCCATCCTCGGCGTCGGCGAGCACCTCAAATCGGTCGCCGAAGTGTTCGGCATCGGCCTCGTCGCCGGGCTTGCGGGCGGCGTCGCTGGCATCTTTGAGCTAATCAAGGCCGCGGCCGAGAGCAGTCACCAGCTAGAGATCCAGGCGGGCGCGCTCGGCCTGTCGGTCGAGCAGCTGCAGGTTTACCGTGCAGCGGCGGCTGCGGTCGGCGTCGACGCAGACAAGCTGTTCACGAGCCTGGCTCGGCTGGCGCAGAATGTCGGCAAGGAGCACGAAAATCTAAATCAGTCCGCTCTGAAGGTGCTGGAGTCGCTGCCTGCGGCAGCAACTTCGACCGGCGTCGCCGTTGTCCAGGGCATCAAGCCGGCCGGCGACGCGATCAAGTCGAACATCATCGACAACATCCAGCAGACCGCACCCCAGGTGCAGCAAACGCTGGATGTGCTGACGCGTTCTGCCTCCGATCTGGGTGCCAAGCTGCCAGCCTCTGCGGTCGAGGCGTTTCGTAAGAACATCCAGGATCTCGCTGTCGCCAATACAGACGCGGGGGCGAAGTTCCGAGAGGCAGTGGCGGCGCTCGGGATTATGTTCCCGCCGTTGACCTTCGGCGAGCAATTCAAGGACGCCGCCGAGAAGGCGAAGTCCCCGCTCCTGGCGCTTGGCGTCACACTCAAGGATTTGCAAGACGCCGACGGGAACCTCGACCCGGTTATCCGCAAGCTGATAACCGGCTTTGGTAACATCACAGACCCGGCCGACAAGGCGCAGCTCGGCCTGGCTGTGCTCGGCAGAGGCTGGAAGGACCTAATCAAGCTCTTCGACGGCGGCGTCGGGAGCATCGACGCGGTCAAAAAGGCACTGGAAGAACAGGGCCTCGTTCTCAACGACGCCGACGTCAAGACGGGCGCCGAGGCTGCGGTCGCGCTGACCAAGCTGGAAGGCGCGGCAAAAAAGCTGCGCGACCAGCTCGGGGTCATCTTCGCGCCAGCCAGCACCGAAGCAGCCAGTGCCTTTAAGGATCTGATTACTCAGAACGCCGATGCCCTTAAGGACTTGGCCAAGGCGATCGCGACCGAGGTGCTGCCCGGCATCGGCAACCTGATCAAGCAGTTTGGTCTTGCCGGCGACGCAGCGAAGAAGGAGAAGCCGCCGGAACTCCCGATCGTTGCGCAGGGCAGAGCGCCGACGGTCGGCGCGGGAGGGAAGTTCCATGGCGGCGAGCTCGTTACGGCGCCCGCGCCGCACGCTGCGCCCGAAACGCCGGCCCCGGTGTCCCAAGCTCCGGAGGATTTGGGGCTGCCGCCAATCGACACCTCACGCATCCAGGATGCGCAGCTAAAGCTGGATGGATTCAAAACTACGCTGACGGCGATCAAGGATGACATCGTCATCGCCTTCACAGTGATCAAGACCGTTTTAGACGGCATCGCCAGTGCCACTAACTCGTTGTTCGGAACCATGATCACGGGCGCCGCCCTCGCGATAGGGCTGGCCATCGGAAGACTGTCCGGCGTCTTTGGGCTGCTGCTGCCGCTACTCCGTGCCGTGGCCGTCTCTATCGCCTTCCTGGCGACGCCGCTCGGCCTCGGTGTCGCGTTCTTTGTTCTCCTCGCGGCGACGATCGTTCAATTTTGGCCGCAGATATCCGGCGCTGCAAAAGTCGCCTTCGACTACATCAAGTCGGCAGCCGCGATCGTTGCGGCAGCCTTATCGACTGCTTTCCGCGCATCCATCGCTTTCGTTGTAAATCTATGGAACGGGCTTTTTGAGAAGGCCACGCAAATTTTCGGCGCAATTTCTGGCGCCATTCAACAAGCTGGCGCAGGCATTGCGCAGTTTATTGCCCCGGCCGTGATGGTGTTCTCCGCCATTCAAAAAGGTGTCGCGGGCATTGCGCAGTTTATTGCCCCGGCCGTGATGGTGTTCTCCGATTTGGTAAATGCGATCGGCTTTGTCGAGCAGGCGTTTAACGGACTCGTCGACTGGGTCAAAGGCTCGGCGCTCGCGATCCTCGGCTTTCTGCAACCGGTCATCGATTTCGTTACGCAGCTCGCCAATAAGATCGCCGGGCTGTTCTCCTCGGCGGCTTCCGCCGGATCGGCGGGCGGTGGCGACGGCGGCGGCGCGCCAAGCGATGGCAGCGGGCTCGGCCTGGGCAGCGGCGACTTTAACAGCGGCGCTGGTCAGTTTGCCAGCGGTGGTCCGGTTAGCGGGCCGAGCGGCACCGACACGGTCCCGGCCTGGCTGACCGCGGGCGAATTCGTGATCCGCGCCGGCGCGGTGCAGCATTATGGCGGCGCGCTCTTTGCCGCGCTGAACGGGATGCGGATGCCGTTCGATACGCTGCGGCATTTCTCGATGGGCGGGTTTGTCCAGGCGTTGGGCGCCGTGCGGCCGCCGCCCTTGCGCTTTGCCGATGGCGGCATGGTGCCGGCGCTCGCCGGCGGCGGCAGCAGCGGGCCGATGCAACACCTGACGCTCAATCTCAATGGGCACAGCTTTGGGCTCTCCGTAAGCCCTGGGGAGGTTTTCGACAAGCTGTCGCGCCACGCGCGCGCGAGCTCCATCCGCAGCGCCGGGCGCAAGCCCGGATGGTTCGGCGGCTGATGGCTAAGCCGATAAGGATTAACCGCCTCATTTCAGTTTGGCCGAGCGAAATCGTATCGCTGGAAAAGGTCTTTCTCGGCGACCCTGACGGATGGCTTAATGTCCGCGTCAGGGGCGGCAACCTTTACCAGACCGAGTTGGTCCATAAGGTCGACCCGGAATGCCCGATAGACCCGGCTGAACTGTGCGCCCGCCTGGAGACCATAACCGGCATAACGGCCATTAATATTGGGCTCCATTGGGCGCCCGGTTCGTTGAGCGACCACTGAGCCATGCCTGTACTACCGCCCGGCGCATCGACGGTGCTGGCGATGACCGGCATCGGCATCCCCGCCTATTCGGCGCGCGGCCTCCACCAAACACTGCAGCCGATCGACGCCGCAGTGATGACCCGGCGCACCGTCAATGGTGCGCTCCTCAATCTCGCGCCGCCGCAATTCGCGAAATACAAATCGACGATCACCGGCGCCGATCAGGACCCTCCGGGGCTCGACGGCATCTTTCCGGGGCTGGCGGTGACCGTGGATTGCATCGCCGAGCTTAGCATCAGCGGTGCGGCGCAGCGACCCGAGGTGCCGGGCTCGATCCGCGTCAATGACAACGATACGTTCTATCGGCCGCGTCTGGAGATGATGGTTACCGGATTTTCGATCGATACCGACGAATGGGGCGCTCAGGTCGGCTGGACCCTCGACCTCGAGGAGGCGCCCGGATCGTTTCCGGGTTCCGTGGTGGTGCAACCCCCTGCGCTGCTGCCGCCGCCACCGGCATTGACGGTGACGACCAGCCTCACGGTGACCGCGGTGCCGTTTGCGAGCCCCGCGCCTCTCGGGACTACGGTCGCGACCGTCTCGGCTGTCAACAGCGACGGCTCGGTGTTCGCCGGCATGGTCTTTTTCGCGGCGCCGCTCTTTGATGCCGGCGGGGTCTTTGCGCTGCAGGGACACAGCGTCGTCATCAACCCGCTCGGCCCCGGCATCGGGAGCCTCTCCGGCCCGGTCACCAATTTATTTACCTTGGGCGCGACGCCATGATGGGCCGGAAAAGGATTGCTTGCTCAGATTTTTACTTGAGAAACTCGATCTCGTCCGCGATCAAGGGGATGGTTTGACCCGGCTCATCCGATTGCCGACCATCCATCAAATCAGCCATCGCGCGGAGCTCCTCAGCCGAGAAGTCGCCGTGCAAACTTATATACTTCTCGCCCTCAACCCAGGTGACCTGCCGCTCCTCAACCCAGCAGCCCTCCCGCTCTCCAGTCTTCGCTTCCGCGATATATAGCGAGCTGCCAAGGCGTTTCAGAAAACTTGGGATGGGTCCGGTCATTAATTTGTTCCCTCTCGTTTGACGGTTTATCGACGAACGAGGCCACAGAGCGCAGCAATAATTTTTTGCTTCGCCCTGCCTTCTGCCAACGGCGTTCCGCGCTGCTCTCGATAGGCGTCAACCGCCTCCGCCAACTCGCCGGCGAGATCGTAATCACCATCGACTCTGGCACGGCCAGAATCGGTGATTTCCCACTCTAAGCTGTCGGCGTAATTCAAAGCGGCTTCGATCAAACGTTGCGTCGGGTTCACGTAGGCTTCTCCGCTTACCGATAAAAAGGCTTCCGCCATGTCAGTCGTAATGCAGGCGCCGGCAGCGGTGCTGCCTGGGCAAACCTTCAAGCTTCCCGTGCCCCCGTTCAATTCCTTCGCCGTGGACGACCAGGGCTTTGTCACGGTCAGTGCCGGCGTCGACCAGATGGTGCTCGGGTTGGTGGGCTTCGTAAAGGTGGAAGGGCGCAACAACCTTAGCGCTACCACCGACCCGACGACGATGGATGACTCGACGGTCGATTACCTCCCCGGGTCGCAATGGATCAATGGGTCGGCAACCAATGACTCGGGATCGGCGCCGCGGGCGTGGCTTTGTGTCTCCTCGGCGCCAAGTGCGGCGGTGTGGATCCAGACCTCGGTCGGCAGCGACGTGGCAGGCTCGGCGGAATTCGGCAATCTCACGATCGACGGTCTGATCAACGGGTCGTGCACCCAGGTCACCGCGTTCTCAGGCGGCGGTCAATCCGGCGCGACGCAGCTGACGACGCTCATCAACAATATAACCACCGCAACTTCGTCGAGTTCGCCCTACGACAGCTATAAATTGCCCGCGACCGGCACCGGCGGTGGGCGCTGGGTGTGGGTACTCAATTCGGCGGCAAACCCGGCCCAGGCGTTCGGCCTGAGTGCGGCGACGATAAATGCTTTCGGTTCGACCATAGGCTTTACTCACCCCCCCGGTTCGCTCGTGCTCTTCGTCGCCCGCGACACCGACAAGTGGAGCGCCTTTAATTTCGACAAGGGCTTTACGGTCCCTTATGTCTATAACACGAATAGCGCCACCGCCGGAACGACGCTGACCGGTGCCGACATTTCGGGCGCGATCAATGAGGTCGCGCTGGCGATGACAGGCACGATGTCAGGCGACGCCAATTGGCAGCTGCCTACGGTGGCAAACTTGGTTGCGGCTATTCCGAACCCGGTCGCCGGCTGGGCCTACAAATTGGCCATCGTCAATAAAAGCTCGGCAAACCACACCGGAACGATCACCACAAATACCGGCTGGGACGTGCAGGGCACGATGACGATCGCGCAGGGTGCGACGCGCAGCTTCCATGTGAAATTGACGACCTTGAGCGCGGCCGTATTGCAATCGATCGACGCCTGACCTCGAGGAAATTCAGGGTTGCTCTTGATCTTTGACCCGCCAAACTTCAACGACCTTGGCAGGCTCGAATTCGAGTTTTCGCCCTTCAATGATTACGAGATCCCGATAGCCGTATTCGTTCTCCGCCGCCTTTTTGACCAAGTCCAGCACATCGGCAAGGCGGTCAAATTCTTTTCGGCTGGCTGACGAGCCGTATCCCCAGAAAGCAAAGTATCGGTCGCACATGGCTGGCCCTTTCTACTTCGCCTGGACAGCGCCGGATGAGCTGTGGAGCTCCAGCGTCCTGCGCGAGGACGAAGCAATCTTCGCGATCGAGCTGCGCCAGGTAGAGGGCGATTTCTGCACCCTGCAGATCGATCTCGTCAACCCGCGGGTCGGCCTGCTGGCGGCCGGACGCGGCCTGTGGAGCTGGCTGTCGTGGACCCCGGCGGGCGGCGACGCGATGCCGATCTTCCGCGGCCGTCTCGTCGGCGTGCCAGAAAACCTGCAGGATGAGGTCGTGCGGCTCCAATTCATCGCGCGGCCCGCCGACTACAACGCGCAAAAGGCGGCCGTCGCGGCGACCCTGCAAGTCGCGCCCTATTGGGATCCGGTGTGGCTCAAGGACAAGGTCGACGATCCCGACACCGTGCTCGAGAGCCGGCCGGTGCTGTGGCACATCGACCGCGTGACGCTCGCGGTTAGCGTCTCTGACATCATCGACGGCGAGGATGGTACGGTCGACGTCACTGAGGCCGATCATTTTTATGACGCGATGACCGTCAGTTATGGTCAGACGCCGCTTCGCGAGGTCACGGTGACCGGAACCGTCACCTGGGCGCAGACGGGCGATGGCACGGTCGACCTGACGCCGCCGCTGATCGCCGCGTTTCAGAATTCCGGTTCGCCGCTGGGGTCGCCGCTGATCGCCAGCCTGACGAGCGACGGCCTGTTGTCGTCATGGCCATCGCCCGGCTCTAACATCGGCGGCGGCTGGTCGGTCGGGATCGATTCCAGCATCGTCAAGGCTGACTGGATCAAGCCGGCCTTTCACAAGGTGGTCTATACCGACATCGACCCGTTTCCTGTGCCGCCATTGCCGACCAACGACGTGACGGCACCCAGTGTCTGGGTGTATCCGGATTCCTGGTATTTCCCGACGCCCATTAATAACTTGCGAACTCTGTTGGGTGGCAACGCGGCGGTCAAAACCTGGGGCATCGTGTTCCCGGTCACGCCGCTGTCTGTCCAGTTGATGGCCGACTGGATCGCTAACCGCAATCGCTCGGAAACCGTGACCTTCACCCTGTCGGCCGATGTTCAGCCGATTATCACCGACCCTGGCAGCGACGAGAGCACCGCCCTTACCTATTCCTCGGACGTGATCGGCCAGGCGGTCGATCCGGGCGGTGCCGTGCCGCTCGGCGACCCGGGCCTCGCCAGCTACTTCAAATCTGATCGCGGCGTGCAGAGCTTCGAATATCTCGTGACATTGGCGCGCGCCAAATTGCTGGCGCGGGCGCGCTGTGTGATCGTCAAATTCGTCGCGCCGTGGGATTTGGTCATCCCGTGGATCTCGTGCCGTATCAATGTGAAATTGTTCGACGGCCGTTTGCCTGGGGGCGGCGTCATCGGCAAGGTCACCGGCTACGTGCTGACGTTCAGCGATCAGGGCATCGCGGCCGAGGTGACGCTGGGATGCACGGTCGGGCGGGGCAATACGGTGCAGGGATCGCCCGGCGATCCGACCTACGCCGAGGCGGGCTATATCGATGGCCCGACCTATACCAGCTTTATCAACGGCCAGATCGACCTCGTGCCGGGCGAGATCACCTATCTGAGCCTCGACAATTTCGACATCCTCGATGATGGCGCCAATCTTCAGGGCCTCACCGCGTCGAGCGCATTGCAGCCGACGCTGGCGGTCAGCCTCTCGACCCGGTGCACCACGATCCTCGGCAGCACAACGGTGCTCAGATTGGGCCCCATCGACGGCCTGGAAAACGGCGGCCTCTACGCGATCGATGATGGAGGCCACGGTTTTATCCAGCCGGGCTCGCTGTTCACGTTCGACGGAACCAGCGGCGGCACGTTGAGCGTCGGCGCGAGCGCCCACGGAGACGGCATCGACGTGACGATCAGCCGGGCGGCCTCAAACGGCATTACGGTAATCAATGGGCTCGCCGACCAGGTTAACGCGGTCAATCAGGCCGCACGCGTAACGGCCATGCCCGACCCGCTGGGGGCATTGAAACGTCTGCCTACCACCGTCTGCCTCGAGCTCAGAAGCCTCGATGGCGGCTCGTTCAACACGACATTTCCGATGCAGCTGTCGCAGCTGATGGTGCCCAAGACGATCGACCTCGAAGCCGCGTAAAGACCCAGGTTCATTTTCATTTCTGGCCCGCATGGCCCGCTCTGGCGGGCCTTTTTTATTGGCCGAAGGGACTTTCTATTTTGGAACAGATCATCCGCCCGTTTCAATTGCAGGATCCGGCCTCGACGGCGCGCATTCCCGTCATCGTCGGCCAGGTCGACGTGCAGCCGGCGCATTTGTGCTGGGGCGGCGTCGGCACGTTGCCGATGGCGGTGCTGCAGGCCGACGATTTCAACGGCGAGAATTTCCGCCTCGAGGAGTGCGACGACCAGCAGGCCGAGGACACGCGCGACACCGAGAATTTTGATATCGTCGATCAAAACAATCCCAACAACAAGATCACCGCGCAGCGTATCCGGCGCATCAATTTCAAAAAGACGTCGAAGCAACATTTTCTCGGCGTCTTCCACACCGACACGACCGATTTCGACCTCCCCGATTTTTTTGCCGGCTCCGGCTTTGGCGATGTGCCGGAAGAGGGCAAGTGCAAGTCGACTTTCTCGCTCAACCGCTGACATGGCTCAATTACCGGACGATCCGGGCTCCTATGGTAGCCCTTCGAAGCCGGTGCGGTTCGATCCGTGGCACACGATCATCGCAGTGCAGTGGGATAAAAAGCCAGAAGAGCCGCCGCCGCCGCCGCCGCCGCCGTCTGGGCAGCCTTACTGCGGCAGCTATGGATATGGTGAAATCGTCCAATCCGTATCCCCCGACCGGATTAGCGCCGTGCCATATGGGCCTATCCTAAAAGCGCCTTTCGTCGGCACATTCTCGACAAGGTTGCCAGTAGGCCCCGGCGGGAGGGACGGCCATCTGTCGCATGTAAACACCGACCTATCGCATTTAGACGACAACGGCGCTCCAATAATAACGGCGGACCCTTTCGGCAACATCGCCACATCCATTCTGTTGGAATATACGAGCCTGAGCTTCACCAATTTTCAGCTGCTTGGGGAGCTGATAAACGCTGATGGCTCGCCCGACAATAACGGCTGGACCGTACCGATGGCGCAGGGCGGGTTCCCGCCGAATGTTGTTACCGGATACAACATCCGCATGGATTGGAATATCGTCTCTGGCACCGTCGACGATCGCGACCAGGTCGGGCTTGGAATGACGCATCCTTTTAAGGTGGGGACGCTGCCAGCTCCGAGCGTACCGTTTGCCATACTCGGCTCGCGCACGGGTGGGTCCGCATCATATTTTTACGATTTCAAATATTTGGACTTTGCGCGCCGAGGCATAGGAATCTTCACCGAAGCGAACCAATTTGATCCGGCCGTCGGAGGGCCGGCGGTACTTTGGTGGATGTCAAAACGATGGTTTGAGACAGAGTGGTTCGCCTCCTCCGAGTTCATGTGGAACATATTAAGCCAGATTGGTGATAATTACACATGGCAGATAACCGCCACATGCGCGCCCGAGCCTCCATTTATCTTTTCATGAAATACCCGCCATTATTTGACTAACCGCTAACCGCGATTTCCTTTTTCCGCCGCCTCCGGGCGGCTTTTTTTATTCCCCGGAGCCAGATGGCTGATCTGACAGTCCCGCTGACCTTCCGCACTGCCGGTGCTTGGGGTCCGGGCCAGAACCGCAATCTCAGCGCCGAGCAAGTCGACAGCAATTTTTACGAGCTGGCGCTGGCGCTCGCAAACGCCCTCGCCAACCCGCCGAGCCCGATCGAGATCGCTTCGTTCAACGTCGCCGGCGCGGCCCTGACGATCGTGATGTCGAACGGCTCTACAGTGGGGCCGTTGCCGCTGCCGGTGCTGATGTGGCGCTGGCGCGACGCCTGGATGCCGTTCGTCCCCTATGCGCAGCTCGATGTGTTCAAGGTCGAGGGCACCGGCATTTTCCTGGTGCTGCTCTCCCACAATGCTGCAGCAAGCTTCGACCCGCTGGCGACCGACGTCGGCGGCAATCCGCTCTACATGAAGCTTATCGGCACCGCGATCCCGCCCGGCGGCGGAACGACAGGGCAAATCCTGCGCAAGGCCAGCGACGCCGACAACGACACCCGCTGGGAGGACGCCCCGTTGCCGGTCGCCTTCTTCATGCCGGGCGCGCCGGACAGCAACGCGCTCAGCCAAGTGGTGATGACCGAGGCGGGCCTGTTCCCGGCCAATTTTGCGGGCAGCTTCGGCCCGGCCCGCGTCGCGGCAACCGCAGCCGCGACGGTGATCGTCAATGTCGCCGGCAGCGCGGTCGGCAGCGTCACCTATGACGCGGCATCGGCGACGCCGGTCTTTATGACCGCCGGCGGCGGCGTCGCCACGTTCACCGCCGGCGACGTCGTCGAATTGGGGTTCCCGGCCGTCCCCGACCTGACGCTCGCCGATATCGCCATCACCCTTAGAGCCATCAGGTCCTGACCCACCATGTCTGCGATATTTACCGAGGGCTTTGACAAATATGGGCCGGCGAATTCGATCAGTGCTGCCGTGCTGGCGGCGCTGACCGCCGGCGAGTGGAATGCCGGCAGCGGCACCTTCGCGATCGCCGCCGGCCTCAACGGCATCGCCGGCCAGGCGCTGGCGCTGGTCGGCACGCTCGACAAGACTCTGCCCGATAATTACCCGCGGCTGATCGGCGGCCTGCGCTTTGCAGCGACCCTTAGCGGGACCAGCGGGATCCTATTCGCCGACGGCGCGACCGCGCAGTGCACAGTTACCATCAACCCGACGACAGGCACGTTCTCGTTGCGCACCGGCGCCAGCGGCGGAACTGCGATCGCGACGTCCAGCGCGTCGGTTAGCGCCAACGCGACCCACTACCTCGAATGGGACATCGAGATCGACGCCAGCGGCGACTATTCGATCTGGCTCGACAACGCGCTGATCCTGACCGGGACCGGCAACACCAAGGGCGGCACCGCCAACGCCTACGCCAATCTGGAGCAGGTGATCGGCAGCGCAATGACCATCGACGACCATTACCTGTTCGATGACAGCGGCAGCCTCAACAATGCCGCGCGCAACGACAACCCGATGATCGTCACGCAATTCCCGACCAGCGACGCCGCAGTGCAAATGACCTTTGGCGCCGCGCTCATCGGGCAGGATTATTCCGTGTCGGCCTCGACCAACGCGGCGGGCGCCAACCAGCTGGTGGCGCGAAGCTTCACCGCCGGGGTCGCCTGCACGCTCGACTCGGTCGCGATCATGCCAAAAGCCTCATCCGGCACCGCCAAGTTCAAGGCGGCGGTGTACGATGGCGCGACCGGGACGTTGCTGTCCACCGGCCCCGAGGTGGTCGGCTGCACCTCCGGCACGGCCCTGATCCTGAGCCTCACCACGCCGCAGAGCCTTTCTGCTGCGTCTGACTACTGGGTCGGCTACATCACCGACACCTCGATCGTGCTCGCCCAGGTCGATGTAACGCTGACCGGCGCCCGGGCCTCGAATACCTACGGCTCGGGCGCGCCGGGCACCTTGCCGACGATGACCCTGGGTCAAGCGAGCTGGCAGATCTGGGGCAACCTCTCAGGTGTCGCGGTCAATTGGTACGAGGTGGCGAACAACCCGCCGCCCGGCGATGTCAGCTTTGTCTTCGACAGCACCGTCGGGCACGAGGACCTCTACGGGTTCCCGGCGTTGCCGTTCACCCCGTCCTCGATCGGCCCGGTCGCGGTCAAAGGATTGTGGCGGCTGTCGCAGCCGGGCGTCCGGACCGTCGATCTGCGCCTCAAATCGGGCACGACCGACGATCCCGGCAATAATCCGGGGCAGACGCCGGCTGGTACCTACGGCTGGCTTTCCAGCTATTTCGACGCCGACCCAGACACAATGACCGGCTGGGACCTGGCTGGAGTCAACAACGCCACCGCTGGCGGCAAGATCGCGTCTTAAATCGGAATCCAGGTTAGGGAATTAATACGCAATGAGCGGTCGCGATACCTACACAATTCATTTCCGTCATGTTGCCGTCTCGGCCGTGCAGGATCTCTGTGCCGCCTATGCTGGCGCCAGCATGGCGCTCGAGGTGGTTTCGCTCACCATAGGCCAAATCACGCAGACTGCGGTCGAAAATCTTGAACTTTCGGTTAAGCATCTGCCGGCCACCGTTACCGCAGGATCTGGAGGTACGGCGCCGACGCCGGTGCCCGGTGGCGGAGTAGCCGCGACATTTACCGCGCGCGTCAATGACACGACACCCGCGACTAGTTCCGGCACGACGGTCTATCCGCATGTCGATATCTTTAATCTGGTGAATGGATATCAGTGGATCTTCCCGGCTCTGCACCGGCCAAATTGCAAGCTCTCTGAAGCGCTGGTCTTCAGCCTCGACAGCGCGCCTGCTGGCTCCCGCACGATGACGGGCTCGATGACGGTCCGCGAGCTGTTCTAGCATGACCACCGTCACCGTCTACCGCTCGACCGACACCGGGGCGCCCAGCCTCACCGGCCAGGCCGGCGCGCTCGTTACCGTGCTCGATGCGGTGCTGGTCAACGGCTACAACAGCAACAACCCAGCCGGCGCGGGCTGGGCCAAGTCATTCTCTGGCACCAACAAGGCGGTCTACCGCAACAGCGCCGTCGACGGGACCGGGAGTTACCTGAACGTTGACGACAGCGCGGTTACCACCGCCAAGGAAGCCTATATGACCGGCGCGACGGGAGCGTCTGGAGTCGGCACGCTGACCGGTCAATTTCCGACTAGCTCTCAGCTTAATATTGGAACATCGCCGGCTGGCGCTTTGGTGTGTCGCAAATCAACGACTGCGGATTCGACAGCGCGAGCCTGGACGATTGTCGCGGATGATACGGTGTTTTATCTGTTCGCTGAGACAGGCGATCAAACAAATCCATTTGCGACTTTTCCTTTCGTTTTCGGTGACATTTTTTCCTACAAGGCCAGCGATGCCAATCGCTGCATCATCATCGGCCGCAACGCCGCCAACATTTCAAGCGGCAATTCCGAACCGTTGGCTGCCCTGCTAAACACTACGGCCGGATTAAGTGGGACAATTATTGGTCATTACATGGCGGCCACATGGACCGGGGTCGGCGGCTCGATTATCGTCGGAAAACATGTAGATCAGTACAAACTTGGCGGTAATATCAACGCCGCCGGCACCGGCATCTCCGGAGCCACAGCTTTCGTTAATGGCGTCTCTTATTCTGCAGCCATTGGTCGTGCCATAACTCCGAATTTGCCCTATCCAAACGGGCCAGATGGCGGCTTGTATCTATCTCCAATTTGGATCCATCATACTGGTTGCTTGCGAGGATATTTGAAAGGTTTATGGTCACCCCTGCACGACAGGCCGCTGAATCATAATGACACGTACAGCGGCACCGGGAATCTGAGTGGCAAAAGCTTTTTATCACAAGCCATTCTGTCTTGGGCCAACACCACAGTTTCAGTCTCTGACGCAGCGCAGATTCATGTCGAGACGTCCTCGACGTGGAGCTGAGCAGTGGCCGCCACCACATGGGACCCCAACAATAAAGCGGCCGGAATTACGCTGTCGAGCGGCAACCTCGTCGCGCTGGCGGCGAGCGGCACCAACCCCGGCGTCTTTGCCACCCGCCCGATCACCGGCAAGAGCTACGGCGAGCACACGGTCACGACGATCCCGGGGAACTTCGCGCTGGGCTTCGCCAACCGCAGCTGGAACGACGCGAGCACCACGATCCTCGGCGGCGACGCCAACGGGCTCGCCTTTCGCCAGGACGGAACGGTCAAGCTCAATAACGCCAATCTGACGACGATCCAGACCTATGCAGTCGGCAATGTCGTGCAGTTCGCCATCGATCCGTTCGCGGCGCTGGTCTGGTTCAACGTCAACAATGGCAGCTGGAATAATTCCGGCGCAGCCAACCCGGCGACCGGGGTCGGCGGCATCGATTATTCATCGATGTCGTATGGCTCGCTGCTCCCCGCCTTTGGTGCAGTCACCACGACATCGAAGGTGACGACGGTATTTTCATCGGGAGGCTGGACCTATCCGGCGCCGTCCGGCTTCTCCTCGGTCGACGCGGTCGGCGCATCTGGCGTGGCGGCTGACTTGCTAAGCGCTACGGCACCCTATCTCGGCGCGGCGCGGCAAGACCCATTGACGGGCAGCTTCCAGCGCGTTTCGATTAATCAAGCCGGCTGGGGGCCGAACGGCAGCACCAACGTATCCGGCACCGTGACGGAGTCGGGCTCGCCGGTCGCCAAGATCGTCAGGATTTACGATCGGGCGTCGGGAAAATTTCTCGGTCAGACGACATCGAGCGCGATCGACGGCACCTATTCGATCCCAGCCTTCGGCCATGCTCCCGTCGTAGCAGTCGCCTTCGACGACCCGACATATAACGCGCTCGTATTTGATGAAGTGATCCCAGCCTAACCGGGGAAGCCATGGCGTACACCCCGCCGGCCGGGAACGCCGCCAACTTCAATTTTGCCAGCAGTGGCTATGCGGCCCCCGCAGGGAATGCCGCCAATTTCCCGTTCGGCGTAAGCCCCGCCGCATCGGCGCAACAGGCATGGCGCCGTTTCAGCGCCGGGTCAGACGAAGCCGAGGACCTGCCATTCCGAGCACGGCGCTTCGCGCCGGCTCCGGCCCCAGGGATGGCGGCCGGCGCTGTCCCGTGGCGACGGCCCTTCTTCGCCGAAGAGGATGGCGAGCCCGACTGGCAGCCGCGACGCGGGCTGGCCGCGCCGATCCAGGCGTTCCTCAGTGGGCTTTCGCGCGAGGTCCTCGCCAGCGCTGCGGCCGATGCCAATCTTGGCGGCCTGGCGCGGGAGATCCTCGCCAGCGGCCCGGCCATCGCCGATCTCGGAGGCCTCGCCCGCGAGATCCTGCTCGGCCAGGAGACCGTCGGGCAGCTGGGCGGGCTCGCCCGCGAGATATTGGTCTCCAGCGCGGCAGGCGGCCGGCAGGCGGCGCTGGTTCGCGAAATCGTGCTGGGCCAGGCGATCACCACCGATCTCGGTGGCATCGCCCGCGAAACGCTGGTCAGTCGCGCTGCGGAAGCCGCGCTCGCCGGCCTCGTACGCGAGATATTGGTCGGGCCGCCGGTCGCCGCCGAGCTCGGCGGCCTGGCGCGCGAAATCCTGGTTTCCGCCGCGCCCGACGGACATATCGGCGCGCTCGCCCGCGAGGTCCTGCTCGGCCGCCCGGCCGAGGCGCGCCTTGCGGCGCTGGCGCGAGAGACTCTGACCGCTGTTGCGGCGACAACGTTCTTTGGCGGCATCGCCCGCGAAGTACTGGTCTCCGGCCCGGCGGCGGGAACGGCAACGTTCTTCGGCGGCCTCGCCCGCGAGACACTGGTCAGCAACGTTGCGGATGCGCAGCTCGCCGGCCTCGTGCGCGAGGTGCTGATGGCGCGGCAGCGGCCGCGGATGCGCCGGCCATCGGTGCAGTGCTGGCCCCTGTAAAAGAGGTTACTGATGAAGCTCGAATCCTGGCACAGCGCTGAGGACAAGCGGCGCTGGAAAATTGTGCGCACCGACGACTATACCGACGTAGCGGGCGAAATCATCACCGCCGACGAGCTGTCTGGCGAGTGCTGCATCCAGGTCGGCGGTGAGACCAAGGTCTTGAGTTTCGGGCCGCGCGGTATCCGCATCGTCGGACGCCGCAGATGACCGTCGATGCCGGCGCCCAGATCTTCCAGGCGCTGGGGCGGTTGCAGGGCGATGTCGATGCGGTGTTGCGCGGGCAGGAGGAGCTCGCCGTCCGGCTCGACCGGCATTTCGAGGACGACAAGCGGCTCGCCGATCGGGTCGGCGCGATCGAAATCGAGCAGGCGCGCTTTGCCGGCGCAGAGGCGAGCCGCACCCGTCGCAACGCAGGCATTGCCAGCGTGATCGGCACGATCACCGGGGTCGCCGGCGCGATATTCGGCCACTGGGTCTCCGGCGGCCACTAAACCTCTTTCCCGCCCGGCCCGCTGCGAAGGGGCCGTTCCCAGACGCGACTGCACCACCTCCGAGCTCTTCATCGCCGCTCGGCGGGTGCGCCGTCGCAATACCCCCACGACCACGCACCCCCCTGAACGCGCGTCCAGGCCCTTCGCAGGCCGGGCGGCGATGGAGATTTTACTCACATGGATATCGCCGGGCAGCAGGCATTGCTGGATGTCGTCGCCGCCTATTCGAACCCGGTCCGCTGGGAAAGCCGATTGCGGCTTACGCTCGAGTTCATCGAGCGGATGCTCAACACCCGCGGGGTGCGATTGACGATGGTCGAATGCGCCCACGGCGAGCGGCATTTCGAGCTCCCCGAGCACCGCGGCATGAACCTCGTGCGGGTGCGGCAACGCTCGATGCTGTGGAACAAGGAGAACCTGCTCAACATCGGGATCGCGCGGCTACCCGATAACTGGTCATACGTGGCATGGCTCGATGCCGATATCATGTTCCGCGATCCACACTGGGCGGGCGAGACGATTCACGCGCTGCAGCATTACGATGTGATCCAGCCCTGGTCCGACGCCTATGACCTCGGCCCGAAGGGCGAGCACGTCGGCGGCTGGAAAAGTTTCTGCTACCAGCACCGCCGCGGCTTCCGGGTCAACTGCCGGACCGGCGATGGATATGTTTTCGGCCATCCCGGCTATGCCTGGGCGGCACGGCGGCGCGCGCTCGATGCGGTCGGCGGGCTGATCGACACCGGAATCCTCGGTGCCGGCGATCATCACATGGCCTATTCTTTGATCGGCCGCGGCGGGGAGACGACCTCGAAGGACAAGCTCCCGGCGACGTATATGGCGCCGATATTGCGCTGGCAGGCATTCGCCGAGGAGGCGATCCAGCGCAATATCGGTTATCTGCGCGGCACGCTCGAGCATTTCTGGCACGGGCCCAAGCCCGACCGCCGCTATGTCGACCGCTGGAAAATCCTGATTCGCAACCAGTTCGACCCGGCGATCGATCTGCGCCGGACGACCCGCTGGGTCTACGAGCTCGCCGGCAACAAGCCGCAATTGCGCGACGACCTCGATGCCTATTTCCGACAGCGCAACGAAGACTCGAACGAGTGTCCCCCGTAACGGAGAGATACCATGAAGGTGATTCCCCTGACCCTGGCCGGCGGCCGCACGGTATTTTGCCGGTTCGATGGCGATTTTTACCTATGGCGGGCGGCCGACAATTCGGTGACCGTCGTCATTTCGGCGGCCGGCGAAATCGACGTGATGGAGACGCCGGCGGAAGTGCTTCACATCATCCGCGAGTCGGGCGGCGACATGCACGCCCGCGTCGCCGAAGCCCTCGCCAATGTCCGATGACAAGGTGGTGCGGCTCGTGCCGACGCGAGAGCCGCAGCCGCCGCGCGCCGACCGCGTGCTCGCCGCGCTGATCATCCTGACCAACGGCGTCGTGAGAGTCGGCAAGACCGCCGTCTATGCGGCGATCCTGCTGCTCGCCGCGATCGGCGCCGTCAGCCTGATCGGGCGTTAGGCAGCGGCGCGGTAGACCCCATTTTCAAGGGTCAGCTTGCCCTTGTTGACGAGAAGCCGCTGCACGTTCGATGGCGGCGCAGTCGGTTTCCATCCTGCGAGCTGACGAATCTGCTCATAGGTCGCGCCGTCCGGAAATTTCTCGGCGAGCAGCTGCGGGATTGCATTCATTGCAATCTTGGTCGGCGCGGCCGGTGCTTCGGCGCTCGCCGCCTTGCGCGGCCGGCCGCGTCCTGGGGTGGCCACCGTTTTCGTCCTCATCGTTGCAAGCAAATCACCCGCGCTCTCGCATAGGACCTCTGCTGTAGTGAAGTTGCCGCCGGTGATGGCGGCCGATGCCTTTTTCAGAAAGTCGCCCGCCACCGTCGCGATCTTAGCGCGGTAATTCGTAGTAGTCGTTGATTGCATTGTGATCCTCCTTTTCTCGTGCCCTCCAAATACCACCCACCCGCTGCCGGATTAAACAATTATTTGCCCAAAAGACCCGCGTTTTCGCCGCAAAAAAGGCCGCAGCGCCGACGAGACCGCGCCAGGAATTAAGGAAAATCATGACCGCCAGCACCGAGATCCTCACGGCAATCGCCGGCTGGGCGCCAAAGCCCGTCGCGGCGAGCGAGGCGCAGGCGGCCCTCGCTGCAATCTTCGAGGGCGAAGGGGGCCGCTCGTTCCGCGAACTCTACAGCGGCGGCGAGTTGCTGATGCCCGACCATCCGAACATCGAAATCATGGGCAAGCGGCGGCTATGGACCGGCAACCTCGCCGTGTTCCCTGACTGGGGCGGCGCAGAACTTGACGACCGTCGCACCAAAACCCACGCCGCCGGCGCCGGCCAGGACGAGCCGGCGACATGGCAGACAATCGGCCGGCTCACCGGTGTCACCGGGTTTGAACCGACCGATCAACTCGATGGAAATTGGTTCCTCGCGCAGCACGATTTCGCCGCGCGCAGCGGCCAGGACCTGCTCGCCGCGCTGCAGGCCGGTCACCCCGAGCTCGTCACGACCTATCTCATCCGGGTCTGGCCTGGCGGTGCTGACCGCAGCTTCGCCAAGCGCTTCGCCGCCAACCTGGCGGCCCTCAAGGCGCTCTCGATGCCGCCACCGCCACCACCGCCGCCCTATGCCGGCATGGTGCCGCAGCGGCTCTCGGTCGAGCTCCTCCTCAAGCCGGCGAGCGACGGCCACAGCCTCGAGCTCACCGCCGAGCACCTCACTGCGGGACCCGCGCCGTGATGAACCCGAAAATGACGACCGGCGCAGCCGCTGGCATCGCAGTTCAGATCGTCGTCGTGCTGATGTGGCTCCTGGCGATGGCGCACATCACCGTCCCGAACGACGTTGCGATAGCGCTCGCCGGGATCATCACCTGGGCGGGCGGGCTTGTCCTGCATCCCAACAATTCAGCCGATGCACCGCCCGGCAATCGTATGACGCCGATCGTTCGCTCGATAATTGCCGCCCTCGCCGTCGTCGGGCTCGCCGGTCCGCTCGCCTTGCGGGCGCTCGCAACCAGCGATGAGCCGACGACCGTCTGGCAGACTATCGCCGCGGCGCCGTCGATCGTCGACTTGATCGAGCCGGCTTTCGATCCCTGCAATCGTTCTGGCCAGGGCGCCGTCGAATTGCGCCGCTGCCTGGCCCTGAGCGCGACCACCAAAGGCCCACAATGATCCGGCTGACCCTTTTCCTCTGCGGCGCGCTCGCCGCAGCCGCGCTCGCGATGCTCGGCGGGTGCTCGACGCCGCAGGTCGTCCAGGCCACCGATTGCCGCGGTGCCGCGGCACCGTGCGGGACAATCGCCATCGATCAACACGCAATGACCCCCCTCATGCTCACGGTTCCGGTGTCCGCCCTACCCTAGGCGGACTTTTCCGGCCCGATTGCGGGCGACCGTTCGGGCGGCGCTCCTGCGCTTTCTAATGCCTCATCGATCCTCTGGATCGCCGCGATGAAAGCCGCCCGTAGCTGGCGTATTTCCTGAATTTCTTCGTCGCCGCAAATTTTATCGTCGACGGAACGGCCCCGGATGTGGCTGTCCATTAGGCTAGACGAGCCCCGCGTAATCTGGCGGAATGCGGTAGCGATGTTAGACGGAGATTTCGTAAAACCCCATTGAAAACAAAGGCCATAACATCCGACTGAAAATCCGTGTGTCGGTGGTTCAATTCCGCCCCTGGGCACCAGCGTTTTCAATCACTTGCGAGAGGCAACGAAAGCGCGTTAGACATCTATGTCGCTCGCGCTAGACACCCAATTCCAAAATCCTTGCGCACCGCGGTGCGGGATAGGCGGTTCGAAGCGCTCGATGCTCGTAAGCGGCCAGGCGAATTTGTGCGCATCGATCCGATCACTGTCGAATTCCCTTTTCCAGTTGGTGCGCACCCATTCGAGCGCCGGCACTGACCTGCCAATGATCGCCGTGCCGAGGATCGACGACAGCGGCCAGGATTTGGTGTGAACGGTAGCCAACAGTGGGCGCGCGATTTCGCAGATAAGAGACGTCTCCTCGTCGTCGATGCGGGCGATGATGTCGGCGATCTCATCCGCCCGCGCCGGCCGCGCGCCTGCGTGGAGGGCGATGCGCTGCCCAACGATCCGCTTCGGACAATACCAGCTTCGCCATTCGACGGTCTTCGCACCGGCGATGATCAGGCTACACCAAGGCTGCCAAATCGTGAGGGCTTTCACTTCCGCCTCGGCCTGAGCTTCGCGACCGCCGCGACGGCGCGCTTTTTGCGATCCGCTTCCTCGCTGTAGTGCGCGGCCATCTGCAGGGTCTTGTGGCCGAGCAGCGCGGCGATGGTGCGCGAGTCGGCGCCGCGGTCGGCGAGCAGCCGACCCGCCGTGTGACGTAGACCGTGGAAAGTCAGCCCCGGCCGCACCTTCCCCTCTACCTGGAGCTTGCGGACGAGCCGGAAGAACATGACGCGGAAGCCGTTCCCGCTGTAGGGCCGCCCGCTCTGGTTGGCGACCAGGGTTAGCGCGACGATATGAATCCGACTTTCCGACTCGGCGTCCAAAATGGTCTTTAGCTGCGGGTGCACCGGCAGCTCGACCAGTGATCCGGTCTTGCCCTGCGACCAGCGCAGCCAGCTGCCGTCATAGATCGACCGCTGCGCGCGGATGACGTCGCCCTCGCGCATGCCCGCAAACATGCCGAGCGCGATCCCGACCTTAAGGCCGCCAGAGGCTGCCGCGAGCACCACATCGCACTCGTCTGGGTCCCATGCTCGATTAGCTTGTGGCGTCCCGCGCGGCCGGCGCAATTTCGGCACGGTCGCCGCCTGGTTGGTTTCGACCAGGTCGCGCACGGCTCCCCACTTCAGCAACAGCCGCAGCACGCTCAGGACATAGTTGGCGAACCGCCGCCTGTGCGCCTGGAAGGCCGCGTCCCGCACCTCGATCACGTAGGCCGAGGTGATTCCGAGCAGCGCGTCACCATCGAGTGGCCGCAGATAGTCGAATACCTTTTGATAGTCAGCCCGTGTCCGGGGTGCGAGCTCGAGGAACTCCGGCGAGCGGTGATAGGCGGCGATCAGCGCGCCGAGTGTTCCCGGGTTCGGCGCCTGCGGCCGCTGGCCGTCTAGCCGCTCAACCTCAGCCAGGAATGCGGCGGTGCCGAACGGTGCGTGGATGCGGGTGCCGGTGCGCCGGTGGTAGGCGTAGAGCCTCCCGCGGCTGCGGTAGAGCTTAACGCCGCGCACCTTGATCTCCACCATCGGCCATCCCCCGCACCGCAGAGAGGACAGCTTTCGCCACCGCGCGGCCCATGGCAAGCGGGACGCCGTTCCCTACAGCCTTGCGCTTGCTGGTCGCCGCAAGCGGGCAATCCTTATCGGCCAGGAAATCCGGTGGCAGCCCCTGCAGCTCGCACATGCGCGACAGCGGCATTGCCCGTCCTGTGGTCGGCAGCCGCCCACCATCCCATCCTCGGTTCAGGCACGACGATCGGCCGCCGCTCTCAGTCGGTTTCCGCAATCCGCCCTTTAGCTTACCACTACCGCCGATTTTCACTGGAATTATTTCGCGCGCATCGCAAGTCACCGCTCGTTCCGGGTCTGGCCGATGAAGCGCAAGCGTGTCGATCCTAAGCCGGGTGCTGTCCGGCGAGCCAAAGCTGAAGCGGCGCTGTCGGTTGGTCAGTCCGCCAACCCAAACATCGCGGAGAATTTCGTCGCGGACGTGATAGCCCTCGACCGATGGGAGCGGCGCGTCTGGCACGTTCTCCATCAGGAACCATCCTGGCCGCGCCTCGGCAACGCACCGATCAAATTCCGGGGTCAGGTTTTCGGCTAGCTGATGGCCGTTTGCAGAGATGATGAACCGCAGCTTGCTGAATGCCTGGCACGGCGGGCCGCCTATCACGCCATCAAATTTGCCGGCTGGCGGATGGAACTGCTTAATATCGCCGCCCCACAGCAGATCCGGCCCGCGCACGACACAAAAGCCGACCTCCTCGAAGGCCCGGTCCAAAAGGCCTATTCCTGGAAACAGGGACAGCACCAGTTTCATCACCGCCGCTGCTCACCATTGAGCCGCTCCCCCATCGACCGAGCGTCGACAGGCTGCGCGAGCCCGGATTGCGCGTCCAGCCAGCGGTCCAGGGCTTTGACATCCCACAGGTTCCGGCGGCCGAACTCGAGCGGCGGCACAGCGGGCTTGACCTGCTCGTCGAAAAAATTGGGCGACATGCCGCAGTAAAGCGCCGCTGCCTCGCGCGACAGTAATCGCGGCGTCATGCCGGCGGGCAGGCGGCGAGGCTCAGGCATCCGCAGCCCACCGCCAGAAGCCTTGTGCACCGCGCGCCGGCAGCGGGAGGTCGAACCGTTCGATCGCGGTTAGCGGCCACGCCCACATATGATGGTCGATCCGCATCGAATCCGCTTCGGCTGCGGCGGATTGCTCGCGACTGAACAAGATGTGAGCGCGGCGCGGCTCTCCCAGGATTGCTGTTCCGAGCACAGCAGAGAGAGGCAACATTCCTGGCGCGAGGTGCCATCGTTCCAAAAACGGCGCAGCGGCCTCGTTGATTATCGAGTGCTTCCGGTGCATGCGATCCAGTAGATCGGCGATTTCGTCTCGGCGAGCTGGGCGGGCACCGGCGTGGATCGCAATCCGTTTGCCGATCAGATCAGGTCGCCGAGACCGATAATCCCACTTGCGGAATTCGTAAGGCTTCCAGCCTTCGATGATCAAGGTCGACCAAGGTGCCCACACCGTAAGGGCATAAACCGGCTCAGCCATCGGCAATGCACCAACATCCGTCGCAGTCATATTTGAGACGGATGAGCCCGAGCGATTCCGCGACGAATACGGCGTGCGCGACCATGATGCCGAGCAGCGTGCAGCCCAGCCGAAAGGCGAAGCTTACCGCGCCATCCATCCAATAACCAGGAGGCCTCACGCCAGGCCCTCGATCGTCGCCAGCACGGCACGCATCGCAGCGAGTTCGTGGTCGGCGGTCTCCTGCTTCATTTTTTTGATGGAGACGCGCCGGGGATAGACGGCCTCGCGCATGGCGATCTCTCGCCTGACGCAGCGGATCTGGTCGGCGAGCGAAATGGTCGGTTCGCTCATTCCGCCCAATCCAAGTCGCCGATTTCAATGGTCGGCTTAGACAACTCCAAAATGGCGGCCATCCGGGCGATAAACTCCTGCAGCTTAGAAATCTGGGATGCGTCAGCGATCGTGGCGTCGATCACGAACCGCACACGCTTGCCAGATTGCTCCAGGTACGAATTGAACCCATCCTCGCTCGCAATTGCGTTGGCGCGACGCCAGGCGGCCGTTTCTGCTCGCCCGCCGCTCATAGCGCCGGAGTCTCCCGCTCAACCTCCGACATCGCCATCGCCAGATCGGTCGAGGCTTGCTTGTCGGCCTGGCGCAGCAGGCTCAGGTAACGCGCCTGCGCGGCGCGAAAGGCTTTACGGTCATCCGGCGCGACAGCGCGGAATTCGGCCAGCACGCGTGCTGCGTAGTCTTTCCAGTCAAAGCCGCCGCGGACCTTTGACGGCTCGATCTCGGGATCGCCCCGGGGAGGGGTAGCACCTGGGGAAATCGCAACAGGGGGTCCTCCTTTCTGCTGATGTTGCCGATCCCCCTCCCCGGGGCGGTTCTGTTGCGCGCCGCGCAGCCGGGTGGCGAACGCCGCCTCGACCGCCGCGACGTGCTCGCGGTGCTGATCGCGATATTCCCGCATCACCGGCGCGTTGATCTCGCGAAAGCGGTGCACGTTTGCGAGTTCCCCGATGCTCTGGATCGCCGTCACCATGCGACCGCGCCATTCCTCGATCGTCGAGCAGCTGGTTTCGTCGCGGTTGCGCTTGATCGCGAAGCGGCGCGGCTCCAGCGCCTCGACCGATGGCCCTTGTGTGGGCGCGGGAGGCGCCGCCGTCTCGCCGTCGATGACGATCCCCTTCTCCGGGTGCAGATAGGCGTGTCGCCCTTGTTCCTCGTGCGCCTCGTCGATGCGGGCGGCCAGCACGAAGGAGGATAGGGGCAAGGACCGCCCCAAGCGTCGCCGCGCGGTCTTGGCGCACATTGCGGCGTACGGAATTCCAGGCTGATTCCATGGCGACTCGGCCCGCTTCGCGCCAGGTGCCCGATTTTTGATTTCGAGGATTTCGTCGATCGACATCACGACGACAATCGGCCGACGATCGGGCGCGGTAGCTGTCGCCCAGCTCGCGACGATCCTCCGATCTTTCTCGCCCCCTAGCTGTGGCCGATGCAGGACATGGGGTTCGCTGCCGAGCTGGAAGTCGAATTCATCGTTATCACGCACGACCTCGCCAGCGACCGTCAGACCGGCGCGCCATCCCAAAGTTGCCTGACCTTTATAGCCCGTAATCCAATTCGCCTTCGCGATACCCTTGTCTCGGAAGGGCACGAGGAATCCCTGGCCAGTCACACCATCCGCTTCCAGACCAAGGACGGCACCAGTCATCGCTGCCTGCATGATCGAGAGTGGTGTGCACGCCAAAAGCTGCTCGTTCCGTTCGCAGGAGATGACGACCGTGCGGATCATCCGCTCAGCTGTCAGGCCAGTCGGCCGCAGCACCTGATCGAACATTGGCCGAAGGGCCGACAGCTGGTGCTCGATGACGGCGAGGGCTTGGCTCATAGTGGCAGCTCCCGCGCCTCCGACGTCGCCGCCTGTTCGGGACGGCTCCCCTCGGAGGATCGGATTGCGCCGTCTTCGATCACCACGCCAGTTTTGCCCTCGTCGTCGGTGACCTCCAGCCAGCATTGATAGTCCTGCGACTCGATCATTTCCGACAAAAGACGCAGGCTCTCGCGGTCGAGCAGCGAACCGTCGCGGATGCACAGCACGCGCAGCTTCGGATTGGCCGCCATGGCAATGGCCACGCTGACGCGGATCTTCTCGGCTTGCGAGGCTTGATCGAGCGGCAGCCCGTCGAACAGAACCTCGCCATCGCCAAAGCTCAGGCCCGGCACCGGCATCGAAGCATTGGCGATCGCCTCGGTCCTTCTCGCGAGCCGCTCTTCCATCGCGGTAGTCAACGCATGAGAGCGCGCTTCGAGAACCCGCGCTTCGGCCTCTATCGTCTCCCGACGCAGCTTGGCTTCGACCTGCGCGTTGATCTCGCGCGCCGCCTCAAGCTGATCGACGATGTCGGCGGTATCCACTTGATCCGGAACCGGCGGTTGTTCAGCGAGCTCTTTGTCGATCCGAGCCGCCTGCGTTTCGAGCTCGGCCGCGGCAGACTCCAGCGCGTCTGCTTCCCGGCGCAAATCCGCGGCTTCCTCGCGTCGTTCCGCTGCGGTCCGGCGCTCGCGATCGGCCTCGGCCTCCGTCGCCTCGCGCCGCCACTTTAGCCGCTCGAGTAAGGAATTCGCCTCCCCTGCCGAGCGCAACCTCTCTGTCAACGCCGCAACGTCGATCGGCTCAGTCGGCAGGTCTCCCGGATATTGAATGCCGCCGGCCTGGCCGCGCAGCCGGCGCGCATCGCGGTTGACCTCGGTGCGAGTCTCGTAATCGCGTGCGTTTTGCCCATCCAGCGCATCAACGTCGCCGTCGAGCTTCACGAGGCGGCGCAGCGCGTCGAGCTGCTCTCGCGGCTCCATCCTGGTGAATTCGAGCGGGTCGAACGCGATCGCGCCAATCATCTCGTCGAGCATCCGCTGCGGCGATGGAAAGCGCGCACCTGACGCCGCCTCGACGGTCACTGTCGAGCTGCCCTGCCCAAATCTCCGCGTGACGATGATCTCGCCGAGATCTAGTCGGATCCGCGCACTCTCCGCGCCGCGGCGGATTGGCCGCTGAGGCGTGGCCTTCAGGCCACCCACCGCGCTCCAAATCGCATCGAGCACGCTGGATTTCCCGGCAGCATTGGCTCCCCGGATTTCGACCAGATTGCCGTTTGGGGTGATCTCCACGGCGCGCAGCCGCTTGAAATTCTCGGCGGCCAGTTTGATGATCTTCATGGTTTATGATCCGGTCGCGGTGACGATCAGCGTGTCGCCAGCAACGATGCGGAATGACGCCATGTTAGCGGCCCGCTCTCTAATAGGCTCGATGACGGTGCGTTTCGGCTGCTGGCCGACGACGAGTTCAATAACCTGAATGTCTCGTGTCGCTGACTCGTCGTCGTTGTAGATGCTGACGGTGATCTTCACGCAACAATCCCCTGCCCTTCGCCGACCGGCGCCACTTCCTGCGTGCGCTCGATCTTGATCTTGGTCTGCACCGAGGCCTTGCGGATCTCTTTCGCCCCGTCGTGCGGCGCGCAGATGGTCGGCCGGATCGGAATTCGGGTAATCTTGCAGCGCGCGCCGTTGACGATCAGCCGGCCGGCGGTGCCGGTGCGCGCCAGAATCTTCGCCTGCATCAGTTCCTTGAGTTTGCGATTAAAGGTTTCATCCTTGCGCGCCGACGCAAACTGCCGAACCGTCTCCGCCAGCTCCTGGTCCTCGAGGTCCTCGATGATCTCTTCGGGATCGGCAGTCGGATAGAGCGCGGCGAGCATCGGCAACTCGAGCGGCGAGCCCAGCGGATCAGGCGCGTCGTTCCTTTCGATGCTTTCGAAGAACAACGCCGCCTCCTCGCGCAGCCGGTCGGCCAACTCGCCGTTGCGCTCGCGTTCTAGCCAGCGCATTTCGTTGCCGCCGACCAGCGCGGCGATGATCCCATGATCGGTGCCGGCGGCGAGCATCTGGACCTGCAGCTGGATCTCGACATGCGGCGCTGCGGCGGTCTCGCTCCAGGTTTCTTTCCACCTGAGCCAGTCGATATTTTTCGCTTCGACAATGACGGGTCCGCGATCCGGCATGACCATCCGGCCATCGATCGTCGCCCCGAGTTGGCCGGCGCGCGTATATTCGTTGGCCGTGTTCTCGGCGACCTCCAGCCGGTAGGCGAGCGACGTGGCGTAGAGAATATCGTCCTGCAGCAGCTTGCCCCAGGCGATCCGCTCATTGCCGGCAACCTCCAGCGGCATGCCGTTTTTGAAGTGATGCCAGAGCATAAATTTGGTGAAGTACGGGTGCGCGTTGAACAGGGCCGCCGCTTGCGAGGCCGACACGCTTTGCTGGGTCGGATCGGGCATTTACATCGCCCAGCGCAGGAGCGCAGCCTCAGTGATCGTGACGCCGGCCCACGCGACCCCGGCACCCAGTGAAATTGCAACCAGCCACAGGAAAAGGTTGGCGACGATCGCCCAGCCATCGGCGCAGCGCAATATTATCGCTACGACCGCGCTGAGGGCCGTAATAATCAGTCCCCAGGCACCCAGCGACAGCGCGAGCAGTATGGCCGCAGCCGCTATCTTTGGGGCCCGGCGCTCATAGCGCCGCGGGTCGATCGTGCGGGTGGGGGGATTGCTGACCGCGCCGGTGATGGAAAGGAGCTCCGGACGCAGCGGAACGACCTCTCCGGTCATAGAGGGAACCAGCCGGCCGGGGCCTGCAGCGCGGCAGTGACGACGAGCGTCAGCCCCGCGGCTACGCACATAACGAAAATCACGGCGTCGGTGCGCTGGCGTTGCCGCCGCATCCCGATAAGCTGCTCCTTGAGCGGGTGGCTCATGACGTTGTCTCCTCTACTTGCGTCGTTCATTTCGTCTCCTCCACAGGCTTGTATAAAATCGCTCCAGCCGGCGCGGCCTCGACCGCAGTGATTGGCGCGTTCAGCGCCTTGATGTAAATTGCGCGGCACTGCTCAATGCCGTCGATGTGCCGCTGTTGCGCGTAGAGTTCGATCAGCGAGATGGCGCGCCGGTGCTCCAGATCCGTCAGCACATCCCGGCAGTGGAGAAGGCAGTCGGCGGCTGATTGGGGATCGCTCATTCAGGAAGCCCTTTCCTTTCTATGAGCGCGCGCAGCAGCTGCGCCTTGGCGACGACCGTGATTTTGGAGGCCCGCAGATAGGTCATCGCGGTGATCGCCACGTCATTGCGGCCGGCCAAATCCTGCCGCCGGCTGAGGCGGTCGAACCGCACCTTGTTAGGACCCCTCGGCACGCCGCGGCGGCTCATCGCCCGCGCGCCTTAGCGAGCGCTGCGGTAGCTTCTTCCCACGCACTGAGCGCTAACCGGTAGCTTGCGTCGGCGTCTACGTACTCCTCTGGCATCGGCTTGCCGCGCGTTACCAGCACAGCATTGAGCGCCTCGAACATATCTGGCGCGGCTGCAATCAGTGCGGCGCGCTGTCGTTTAGCCTCGAAAGGCGTCGGGTCAGCAAAACTTAGCCGCGCTATGTCGAGGTTGTTCTCCGGGTGCGGCCATGCCGGATAGCGGATATACGGGCCGCCATAGGTCACCCAATCAATCCGCCAGTCCTCGTATTTGCCTTTCCACTCGGTCATCGCCCGATCTCCGCGAGCGCGATCTCGGCCCGGCGCATCGCGGTTGCCTCGGGTTCGGCGGCAAGCGCGGTCTCGATTCGTTCATGCCGCCGGATGCGTTCGCGGATGTTCCGCTCGGTCAGTGTGATCATTTCGCCACCATGCAGCTCCACCAGGAGCGTGCGATTGCGCTGCAGCCAACGGAGCCCGAACCAGGGCTTGTCTGATGGTGGCGCCTGCTCGTACTCCGGCGGACACGGCACCAACTCGCACCGGTCGTATCTGCCGAGCTGTTGTCCCGGCTCATCCTCGGGCCGCGCGAAGACCGGACCGTTGGGCTCGGGCTCGCCCGCGAAGTGCGTGCGAACGTGGTCGACGATCAGCGGGCTGACGAGCGGCTGATCCCGGAGCAGCACCCGGTCGCCGGGCTTCATACGAGGCCCCGGGACAGCTCGATCGCCGCCTGTTGAATCGTAATTACAGCCTTGTCCGCATGCGCTTGCGCTTTATGCCGAGCGCTCGCTGCCGCGTCGCGGGTGTCATAAACCAGCGCGGCGTCGAACCACTGCGGTCGCGAATACCGGCCTTGTGGATCGTGCTTGCTGCCGGCAACTTCAAGACAGATCTGCAGCCGCCCGGCACGGGTGCGCTCAGCCCGACCTTGGAGGAAGCACAGCCTAGCAAGGCGAGCTCCGGGCCCGGCTACGAGCCAGCGGATGTTGTCGGCGGCGGCGGCCGGCGCGATCATCCCGCCGCTCCGGCGAGCGACTGGAATTCCGCGATCCAGCCCTCAACGATCATCGCCAGTTGATTCGTCGCTGGAGTGTCGCCCTTGTGGATCCCGAGAAACCAACGCTCAATCTGCCGATCAGAATTGGCAAAGCCGAGTTCACTTAACGGCACGCGCCGAATATTGGCGATCGTTCCAGCCAAGCAGGCGCAATCGCCGGTGTAGGTCGATCCGTCTATCCGACCTTCGCGTAGGGCGGCGAGCAGGCCAGGGATCTCGGGCTGCGCGCGCAATAGAACATCCCAAAAATCATTGCGGACGCCGTCGAGGCGGGCGCCGTCGAGGCTGGCGCCGAAGAGGCTGGCGCCGTCGAGGCGGGCGCCGTCGAGGCGGGCGGCGTCGAGGCTGGCGCCGACGAGGCTGGCGCCGAAGAGGCGGGCGCCGTCGAGGCGGGCGCCGTCGAGGCGGGCGCCGTCGAGGCGGGCGGCGTCGAGGCGGGCGCCGACGAGGCTGCCGCCGTCGAGGCTGGCGCCGAAGAGGCGGGCGCCGACGAGGCTGGCGCGGTCGAGGCGGGCGCCGTCGAGGCGGGCGCCGTCGAGGCGGGCGCCGTCGAGGCGGGCGGCGTCGAGGCTGGCGCCGTCGAGGCGGGCGCGGTCGAGGCGGGCGCCGTCGAGGCGGGCGGCGTCGAGGCTGGCGCCGACGAGGCTGGCGCCGTCGAGGCTGGCGCCGAAGAGGCGGGCGCCGACGAGGCTGGCGCGGTCGAGGCGGGCGCCGTCGAGGCGGGCGCCGTCGAGGCGGGCGCCGTCGAGGCTGGCGCCGACGAGGCTGGCGCCGACGAGGCTGGCGCCGACGAGGCTGGCGCGGTCGAGGCGGGCGCCGTCGAGGTGGGCGCCGTCGAGGCGGGCGCCGTCGAGGCGGGCGGCGTCGAGGCTGGCGGCGTCGAGGCTGGCGCCGACGAGGCTGGCGTCGAGGCGGGCGCCGTCGAGGCTGGCGCCGACGAGGTGGGCGCCGTCGAGGCGGGCGCCGTCGAGGCGGGCGGCGTCGAGGCTGGCGCCGACGAGGCGGGCGCCGACGAGGCTGGCGCCGTCGAGGCGGGCGCCGTCGAGGCTGGCGCCGACGAGGCGGGCACCGTCGAGGCTGGCGCCGTCTGAGACTACGATCTCAAGCGCGGCACGAAGGTACCATCGCTCTTCGTAGGCCGGGATCTGCACCTCAAGTGAGGCGCGGCCCGTCCATCTGAGGAACGGGATCTTTACGGTGATGGTGCCGGTAGCGGCGTCGGCGTCGTCGTCTGGCATGCTCCCCTCCCGCATATTGTCCGAGCCACGATATTTGCATTCATGCACATTGGTCAAGAGGAAAGTTTGCAATTATGCGCATCGGGGGGGGGCAGCGGCGCGGACGGCGAGACAATAATGTGGCAGCTTATGCAATCGGCCGAGCCACGTTGGTTAGCTATGTCGGGAGGAAAAAATGAACGCCCTAGAAGAGGCCGAAAATCGCTTCCTTAGTACGGTCGAGCGACTGATCCCGGACTATTTCGCAGAGGCCGCGCCACCGAGACCGGGCTGGGGTTGGCCAGTGGTCAAGGTTAGTGCGGTCCCCATGGCGGCGGTCTGCGCCGCGCTTGCTGCCGCGAGTTTCGGTTGGCTGCCAGATATGGACGCAGGCTTCGAAGGCTCGCTGAGTGGCCTTTTCCTGGCAATCCTGGTGAGTCGGTGGCTCGCCGGGCCCTACGCCGCCATGGTGGGCGTCGCTCTGTCGGGCGCCGGAATACTTTGCCTGTCAGGGACAACCGACGGCGCGCAATGGCTCGAAGGATATGCCGCCATGATGGTCTGCTTGTGCGGCACAGCGATGATGACCGGCTAGTCTTGGCCGCGCAGGTTCCTTCGTCGGCGTAGAATCGTCCGCGCCAAAAAGAGCGCGTTCTCATCGTTGATGACGGGACGCCCGGCGTTCTCGCATTCAGCCAGGACGTCGTAAAAATCCGCGGCGATCTCGGCTATCACGGCAGCGCGATCGGGCAGCTCGCGACTACCCACGACATCCTCGGCGACAAGATACGCCGCTCGAAGTTTCTGCAGATCCGGCATCTTCGCCTCTGCGTTCGACAGCGCAGGCGGCAGCGGCACGCCGCTGGCGCCTGATAGCTTGGCGAGCGTGAGCGTCGACAGCACATGCTTGGTCGGCTGATTGAGGAACCGGGTAACGGTCGACGGCGCAACGCCCGCCGCTATGGCGAGCTTTGTCGCGCTGAGCCCGCTGACCCGCACCATCGCCTCGACCAAGTCTTTTATGACCTGTCGCACGTCGTCATTGCGCATGTTTGCATCTTTGCGCGCGAGAGGGCCGGCTGTCCGCTTGCAAGATTGCGCAAATTTTCGCTTGACGATGTTGCAAGAATGCAAATAGCCTTGCGCGCATGAGCATTCCCAGCCCGGAGGAAATCGAGCGCCGCGTGAAGAGCGCCGGCCTTTCGATGCGAGAGGCCTGCAAACGAGCGGATGTCCACCAATCCACCTGGTCTCGGTGGAAATCAGGGAAGGGCGCCACCGTCGGCGCACTGCAGCGGCTCGTGGATGTGGTTGTCGCGGCCGAACGGGCGCGCGGTGCTGCGGATCAGCCTTCTGGGGCGGCGCGGTGCTGAGCTTCCGGCCGGGACCCTATGGTGGGGCAGCGTCGGCTACGGCGGGCCGCGCTGGCGGGAATTGCAGCTGGGGAGCTGACGTCATTCGCGGCGCCGGTCCCGCAAGTCTTCCAGGCGCGCGCGCCGTCGCCGCCTGCTCTCCAGCTTGCGGCGCAGCCGCAGCCACAGCACTGGCACGGCGAGCACGCCGAGCGCCGCCAGCCCTAGCGCGATAGGCGCGGTCAATGGCAGACTCCTGCACCGCGCTCGAATTCCCGGTCGTTGAACTGGCAGACCGGCCCGGTGCCGCACGCTACGCCATCCGCTTTCGCGGCCAGGCTTCCACCTATGTCGCCGTGTACCTGCAAGAGAATTGGCGGCACGCATGGGAGCGCGCCGGGCGTTCGGTGCCGCCGGCCCTGGTCATCCTCGATTCCGATATGGAGCTGCTGACCGCTTTCGGCGATGCCGACCTGCGCGCGGTCGGGGTCTTGCGGATTGAGGCCGGTCAATGACGATCCCCAGGCGTCACGGTGCCGGGGATGCGGCTCGCCTTTGGCTGAGGGACGAGGGCTCGACGCCGCGCCTGTGGGGGGCCGTCGGAGATCACGGACCCGGCGGCTCCCCTGTCGCACAGCGCGCCGCGGGTGCAGGCGCACTGACGCTCGCGAGCCTCGGTCAGCTTGTCGTTGGGGGAAAACGACTGAAGCTCGCGGGCGTTCTCATTCGAATCCATAGGGGGCCTTTGTCGGGCAACCGGTGCCAAAGGCATGCAGGCCGGCCTTCGATGTCGGGTCCGGCCCTTTGTCTCTGCCGAGAAAAATCTCGGTGGCCAGATGCTGGGCGTCGTGGCGGCCCCAATACGCGAAGGCCGGTGGAGGTGGAGCCGATCCAATGCTCCGCCGGCCAGCGCTGCGTCAGTCTCTCTGATCAGCCGCCGCGCCTGTTCCACCAGTCGCGCGGCCCAATGTTTCACGGGAAACCGGTCTCCTTTCATCGCTGCGCTTTCCATGTCCCAACAATCGGCAGGAATGCGCGAAATGGCGAGGAGGCCGGTGGCCAGTGAGACTAGCTTGTTCGATAGCGGCATTGCCGACCGCGCCGCGACATTCCTGGCTGTTAACCACGCCGGGCCGCACGCCACGAAGCGCATTTCGCGCGCGTTCGGCGTCAGCTTGGGGATGGCGAAACTGCTGCGCGCCGGCCGCGGCTGGACCGTGGCGCGCCTCGATCAGGCTGTCCGGGTTTATGGCCAGGCGTTTGGCGATTTTGTGTTTCCGCCATCGGCCGACGAGATCCACGACCGCCTCGACCGGATCGAGCGGCAATTGTCGGAAATCCGCAACGACCTGCGGGGGGAGCAATGAATGGTCGATTGGATCCGTCGCGTTGTCGGCTGTGCGCTGGCGTGCGCGTCAGATGCGTTCAGATGGCTTTCGCGGCAGGTGACGCCACCACGTAGCAAGGGGGGAGAGAATGGCACGGAAAGGGAAGAGCAACGGTAATGGGTATGCCGACGGCGAAGCGCCAGAGGCCTTACCTGGTGCCGACGTCGAGTTGCTCGACAGGCTGCCCGACATTGCCGCTCGTATCGACAGCGCCAAGGCAAAGTCGGATGACGCGCGCAGCGACCTCGGGCACATCTACCACCAGGCCGAGGAGGACGGCTTCAACCGCAGGGCCATCAAAGAGGCGGTACGCCTGCGCAATATGGAGCCGGACAAGCGGAATGATTACCTCGCGAGCCTCAACGCCTACTGCGCCAAGCTCTGCATCTGGGGTCAGGGTGCGATTTTCGAGGAACCGCGGCCGCCGCAGCCGGATGCACTTTCCTTTGTTGCGGCACCAACCAAGGAAGAGCTGCACGAGAGCTTGGCGCAAGCCAATCATGACGCTGCCGGCTATACACACGAAGTCGGCCGGCAAGCCGGGCTAGAAGGCAAGAGCCCCACCGACAACCCCTGGCCCGCAGGCGGCGCGGCGTACGGCGTGTGGCACAGGGGCTGGCTCGCCGGGCAGGAAGAGCTCGTCAACAACACCATCGGCAAAGCCCCGCGCAAGCGCCGCAAGGCCAAAGATGGCGGGGGCACTGAGGCCCAAGTCCATTGACCGACGCTGTCGAGATAACCGTGCTCGGCAAACCGGTCAGCTGGAAGCGGGCCCAGCGAAACCCGATGACCGGCGCCGTCTATGTCGATCAGGCCAGCGAGAATTACCGCGCGATCATCCGGGAAGCGGCGCGCGCTCCGATGCGCGGTCGCCCTATCTTCGATGGGCCAGTGGAAGTCTCGGTCATCGCAGTGTTCCAGATCCCGCGATCCTGGCCGAAATATCGAATAGCGCAGGCTGTAGCGGGCTGTGTTCCCTACACTGGCAGTCTCGACCTCGACAATATCATCAAGGCGCTGAAGGACAGTCTCAAGGGCGTCGTCTATCAAGACGACAGGCTCGTCTCGTCATACGGCGCCTGCGCCAAAATCTATGGCGAGAAGCCCCGGCTCGAGGTCCGCATTGCGCCGATCGCCGTGAAGGCTGCGGTCAGGATCGGCCGGCCGCTCGAGCACACGCCGGACCTATTCGCGGGTGGAGCATGAGCCGCGCCCGCAAAGCTTCGGCGCCGTTTCATTGGGTGCCGGAGGCCTTGCTGGCCAGGTCCCAATGCGCCCTGGCCAGCCCTTTCGGGAGCGGCGCATGACCGCCATCCATGCAATCGAAGCCGCGATCGGGCACGCATACGCGATCGGACGCGTCGACCAGTCGATCCAGGTCGCCGGCGAGGAGCTGCTGCGCATGGTGGCGGCGCAGCCGGGGATAACACCGGAAGCGATCCTATGGCTCTGCGGCGAGGAAGCAAACCGTCCTGATTGGGACGAAGTCTTGTGGAGACTCGCCGATGTGTGGTGCGAGCTGCAGCGCGGGCTACAGGGCCGCGGCGCTCGCCAGCTACCGCCGTCCCCTCACTCCGGAATACCCGTCTCGGAGGCTGCGGCCCTTCGGCCGCCATAAAACCCAAAGCGCCGGCCTCGGGAAATGAAGCCGGCGCCTTGGTCGACCAACGAAACCACACTCTCCTGGGGGAAAAAAGCGTGGCCCGTTCAACCCTTTATAGCAGATTTATATGTAGAATTCGAGACGCGGGGCGAGGCCGGCCATGAAGGTCCGGCGGGTCGATTTCTATCCCGATGAATGGCTGGCGGGGACATTCAATCTCACTGCCGTCGAGCGCGGCGTCTACATCACGCTCTGCGCGCTCATCTACAGCCACGGAGGACCCATCAAGGCAGATGGCTTGGCCAAGCTCTGCGGGCTGCACGGCAATGCTTTCCGCAGTATAAAATCGCGGCTCGTCGAGCTTGGGAAAATCTTCGAAAACGCCGGAGAAATAACCGTCAAACGGTGCGAAAAGGAATTGGAAAACGCTCGGAAAAGGCTCGAAAATAAAAAAAGTAGAGCCGAAGTCAACGACTTACGAGCGACTCCAACTATCAACCATCAACTAAACCAACTATCAACGAACGAAAAAGACGCGCCCGCGCGCGAGGACAGCGAGTTCGTTCGTTCGGAAGAGGACTTCGCAAGATTTTGGGAAGCCTATCCCAGCCAGGTCGGAGAGGTCGCCGCGAGGCTGGCGTTTGCCATCGCCGCCCGCAAGGTCGAGGTTGCCGTGCTGATCGCCGCAGTCGAGCGATACCGCGCCTCGAAGCCTCCGGATCGCCAATGGCTGAATCCGGAGAACTGGCTGAATGGCGAGCGCTGGCTTGATCGCCCGGGTGGGCTCAACGGCGCTGGCGTGGCTGCTGTGGAGCCTGAACGCCGGCGGCCTAGGGCGCCGCCGCCCGAAAGGCTGTGAGCCAATGGCGATCGATAATCGCTTCCCCAGTGAGGCGCACTACGCCGAACTGAAGGCCAAGGGCTACACCGGCAGGATCCATGACGAGGACCTCTGGGCGTGGCACGCCTACGACTACGGCTGGCGCCGCATCATGCTGCAGACCCGCGAAGACCATTCGCCGATCGATTCTGATCGGGCGTGGTACGACGCCAAGTTCGCGGCAGAAGCCGAGATTTTCTACGCTCGGAAGTTCAATCGCCAGGCGCCGGCGATTGGCACGGCAGCATGAACGCACAACCGACCAAAGAGCAGATCCTCTCCGTCGCCTGCCCGCAGTGCTCGGCGCGATCGGGGGACGCGTGCAAGGTGCGCAATGAGGAGGTGGGCGCATTCCACGCCGCCCGCATCGGGACGGCACGCCGGTCGGTCGCCGAGCGCCGCGAGACCCAGATCCGGGTCGCGGCTCAGCTGTTGCGACCGTGACGCCGGCGAGCCGCAGCTGTGACGCTGAATGATTTTCTACAACGATAACGATCGCTATGTGGCGCAATGGCTGGGTATATTGCTCGCGCGTGTGAACGCGAGTCGGGCGGTCTCTTCGCCTGCCTCCGGCTGGTGGTTGGCTACACTTCCACCAGCCCCGATAAACCGCCCCGTTGCGAGATCTGACCCTCGCGCGGGGCGTTAGGCTTTCGGGTCGATGCTGTGGCGCTGAATGACCACCCGCGTGCCTATGCCAGCATGGCCGATCGGCGCATCCGCGATGACAGCCCGGCTCTTTTCACAGATAGCTGCCGAATGAGGAGTTTCAGCGATGCGAGACGCGATCGACGCGATTGTGCGGCAGACCGGATTTACCGCCGAGGAGGCGGGCGAGATCCTGATTGCGTTGGCCGATCTTCGCGACGGGTCGGAGGCGCGGCTGGTGGCACTGATCAACGTCTTGTTGCTGCGCTACGATCATCAGCCGGCGCCGGTGGAGTGCTGAAGACGGCGATATCGAACGTCGCCAGCAGCCGTCTTGCAGCGTGACTCTCGAGCTCGGTGACCATCGAGAAGTAGTTGACACGCTCGCCATAGATGCGCCGCGTCGCGGTGCGGGCGGCGAGCTGGGCAATGGCAATCGTGTAACGGCGCGAAACAGGGATTCGCCCACTGGCCCACCCATATACCCGCTGCCTCCGGACGCCGATGGCAAGCGAGAGGGGCGTTTTCCAATGGCTGCCGAAGATGTACGCGCCCATCCTTGCGAGGTCCCCCTTGGTGAGCTGGCTAATGGCGGTGGGCTTCAAAAACGCGGCATTTACGTACCCCAAACTACGGGTTTAGTTTGCCATTAACCAAGCAGAATGCGAAAGGGGGAACGGGATGTGTAGTACTTTTAGGGGCGGGGCTGAGATGACGTTGTCGGTTCGCCTGCTCGGCTCTTTGGTGATTGAAACGGGGGATCGCGGGCTCGGGAAAATCCCGAAGAAAGCTCGCGCCCTGCTCGCCTTTCTTGCCGCTCAACACGGCCAGCCCGTCGCTCGCTCACGAGTGGCGGACATGCTCTGGCCGTACCAGGGACATGAGCAATCCCTCCACAGCCTACGTAATTGCCTAATGGAGCTGCGCAAGGCTTTGGGGCGGGGTACAGACACTCACTTAGCCGCCGACTATGTGCGCTGCCGGATCCAGGACGCCGCCGTTGACCTTGTACAATTTGAGCAGCTATCGCGTTCCCAGCGGTTTTGTGACCTGCAGGCGGCAGCCGATTTGTACCGCGGCGAGCTCCTGGACGATGTCGAGATAGATTCCGAGCCGTTTCAGGAATGGCTGACGGCGGAGCGTCGCCGGACACTCGCTGTGGCGTGCGATATCTTGCAACGATTGATGACGATGCACGATGCTGCCGGCGACCACGACGCGGCGATTCAGTGCGGCCGACGGCTAGTTTTTCTCGACCCGTTCGCGGAATCAGGACAGCGCGCCTTGATGCGCGCATATGCCGGTGCGGGGCGTCGTAGTGAAGCGCTCCTCCAATATAGGAGCTGCGCCGAGACACTGAAGCGCGAACTGGGCGTCGCGCCTGACACCGAGACGCAGTCGTTGGCGATAGAGATTGGGGGTTCGAAGATGGCTATAATCGAGCGATCTATACCTCCAGCGAGACGGATCAGCTGTCCGGCCGCTGATGCGCTAATCCCGCTCGGCATTGAATTGGGTAATGCGATCGACGGTGGTGCGAAATTGCGGCGCGGGATGGCTGTCGAGATCGTCAGCCACATAAAATCGCTCGGGGATTTTTTTGCATCAGCAGCGTCGCGCTCCTCCTGCTCAGAATCCTCATATTGATTTCTGTCGGATTTTCAGGTATGCTCTAGGCCGAAATACGGTATTTGCGCCCAGCTCGTTAGCCGACGGCGCGTTGACGCCAGGAAAGCTAAAGTTCAGATCTGCCCCGGTTCATAAAACTGCGGGCGGATTTTTGTTAGATATTTTAAGAGATTTGATGAAAGCGCGCAGGCGGTCAGCTCAGCTGACTGATATTCTGGCGCCGACCATTGAGCGATCAACGCACGATGTCGTCGAACGTCTGGAAAAACCGATCGCCGATACCGCCGGCTGCGTGGCGAGGCCGTATCGTGCGATCGACATCCTGGCCGCGATGGAGCGGCGCGGCGCGATAACCGTTGGGATGCGGATGGCTGGCGAGACCTTCCGAATGAAATTCAACCGTGCCCACTTAGAGCAGTTGCGTGCGGCCGATATGTCGCGCTCGCCCGGAGGAGGCAAAGGTCCCAACGATCTCCCATCGGCAACCTATGCAGCACGCGAGCACGTCTGGCGCGCAATCTGCGCCGTCGGCGGCCTCGCCTCGGCGGGCGGCGCATGCTTGTGGCATGTCGTCGGGCTCGAGGTCAGCCTAAAACGGTGGGCCCAAGAGCAAGGCTGGAACGGTCGTATGGTCAGCCAGGAAGCTGCCACCGGTATATTGATCTGCGCGCTCGGCGCGCTCGAGGCGCACTATGACGATGGCAGGCGCGCATAACCTTCAGCCATTCAGGTCGCCATCGCTGGCTGAAGTCACGACGAATCTAAAAGAATGGCGTCGCCAGTTTGATCTCGAAATGTGTGCAAACCTGTTGCGCGCACGCAAAGAGGCCGGATTGACCCAAGCAGAACTTGGCTACCGATGCGGCATTGATGCCGCGAAGGTGTGCCGCTGGGAAAGTGGCGCCCTGGTGATTGCCGCGTCATATCTGGCACTGGTCGCGTCTGCGCTCGGCGTGCCGCCGATGTCGCTGTGGCCGAAATACTGATAACCGTTGCAGTTGAATGTTGTGCCCTCACTGTTTTGGAAGGCTCGACGGGCAACCATCGGTGATCCTGTCGCCGCCTTGGTTTGATCATCAGCGACGCGAGATCATCGTTGATGGTGAGCGGCGGCATCTCCGAAGTGGTTTGTGGAGGCTGCTCCTCATCTTTTGGGATCGCCAGGATCAGTTCTTGCCCGTGGGCCGTCTTATAGACCTCCTATATGCTGGAAATCTCCAGAGTAGCCAAACAGATACCTTTAGGGTCCAGATTAGTCGTCTGCGCAAAGCCCTCGATGGCACGCCATTCGCGATTCTTAATCAGTACGACTGCGGTTATATGCTTACATCCGGGCGGGCTGATGAGAGGGAAATCGCCCGAAGGCGCCGGAACTTATAGCCATTGTTGCTGCGCTGCTCTGTTCCTCGTGTTGAGGTAGCCATCGGGATGGAGCCGCTGACCGCGCCCTGCCCAGGCTGCGGCACTGCTGTATTTTATTCGGGCTATTGGTGCGACGATTGCGGCATATCCGCGATTGAGGGCGCGGCGCTGGACGCCGACTTCGAGCCCGACGCCGATTTCGAGGCCGATAATCATGATTGATTATGTTTTTCGCGGCCCTCGCGATGGCAAAATGCGTGACCGGATTAGAAAGAGCGACGGACCTTGCAATAAATCGGACAATTTTTCCGTTGAAAACGCAACCGAGATTTGCCTCAGGTTTGAAATTTCGGGCGTAGGCCTCCTGCGGTCCATAGTATCACGAGCGATACTAGGACGACCATGATTTGCGAGCGCTGCGCCGACGAAATCGAAAACGCGGCAGCGCGCCCGCCTCCAGAAATGCGTGGGCCGATCTGGGTCATCGCCGGAGAAAAGCGCAGCGTGCGGCCTATCGTACGCCGCATTTTCAAGATCCTATGGTCGCGCCGTGACGTGCTGGTCCGCCGCGAGGCGTTCATGACGCAGCTTTATGGCCACCGTGCCGACCCGCCATTCGACGGCACCTTAGATACGCATCTCTGCTATTTGCGCCAGGCGCTGGAGGGGAGCGGCTTCGGGATCCACACTTACCGCGGCGAGGGATGGCAACTCGTCCAACTCTCGCCTGGAACACAGGCCAGCGAAGCGCGGCGCTCTGCTGCGGCCAGCAGTAGGCAGATCGCGCGGCGCCTGCGCGAGGCTATGAGCCGTTGAACCTCTGGGAGATTTTGTTTCCCTGTTAGATAATTAGCCGAGCGAGGCGCTGCCCCGGTTCGCAGCCGGAGCAGCACCTCTGACCACAGCGAGATGAGGCTCGCAGATGGCTTCTCGGAATAAAGATAACTCCCCGATTTTTACGCAAGTGTTGAGGCGCGTCGAGCTCCCTCGCCTCGTCAAACGGGCGTCTGGTGACGTAAAAAATGGCTCGCACGAACAAATAGATAATAGGATCCGTGAAATGGCCCGCAAGATCAGTGGGTTAGAGTATGCGGACCGCAGATATATCGCCTACTACCGCGTTTCAACGCTTCAACAAGGGGCTTCTGGACTTGGTTTAGAGGCCCAGCGCGAAGCGGTAGGTCGATATGTTTTTAGCGTGGCTGGCGAGATCATTGCTGAGTTCGAGGAGATCGAAAGCGGCAAGCGATCAGAGAATCGACCCAAGCTGATCGAAGCTCTAGCCCACGCGAGGGCGACCCGCGCGACGCTCGTGATTGCGAAGCTTGATCGCCTGGCCAGGAACGTGGCTTTCATCAGTTCGCTGATGGACGCCGGCGTCGACTTCATCGCGGCCGATATGCCGATGGCCAACAGATTAACAGTCCACGTTCTGGCCGCGGTAGCCGAGCACGAACGTGAGATGATCAGCGTCCGAACGAAGGCAGCGCTTGCTGCGGCAAAAGCCAGGGGCGTGAAGCTTGGCAATCCTAAGCTTCGCGCCGGCGATCGCGAAAGCGCGCGCGCGGCCTGCCGTGTTCGGGTGGCAAAGGCGAACAAGATCGCAAGCTCGATCATGCCATACATCGAGGCTGCGCGAAGTGCTGGATGCAGGACTCTCGCCGAGCTGGCCGACGCGCTGACCGCTCGCGGCATTAGAACTCCCGGAGGCAAATCTAAATGGAGCGCGGAACAGGTGCGTCGGATAACGGCGCGGCTTTCGATGAGCGCGCGTTCAATATCAAGCTAGGAGCGGCGATCCGCGCCAGCCGCCGCGCGCAAGGCCTGGCCCAAAAAGCCCTGGCTCGCGCCTGCGTCTTGACCACGACTTCGATGTCCCGCATCGAACGCGGCAAACGAGGGCTGAGGCTGTCGCAGCTGCAGACGATCGCCGACGAGCTAGGCGTGACGTCGGTGGCTCTGTTGCGAGCCGCATGCTGAAGGGCGAGGCGCCGCGTTGCAGATTGTGCGGTCGCTACGTCTGCCGCTGGTGCGACTATTTCGATTGCCCGCACGGGATCGCTAGGGAGTGGACGCAACGACGACATCCGTCGCGATAACGATCATTCTCCACGCATTTATGTGGGCTGGCGGCCCGGATGTTCCCGATTCGGTTTATGCATGGCGGATCAATGACGTCGATGTTGCTGCGGGTTATGCGATCAGATTAGAAGATCCGCCTTACGTGTACCAAAGCCGCAACTCCTGCGATGCTGGCCGAGCAGCCAAGGACAAGGTCAATCCGCCGGCCCCGAACACCTATTCGGTCTGCCTGCCGATGGCTCGAGATGGATGAGTTTGGTTTTTGTCGCGTGCGTTTTTGGCGCAATCCGTTCCGTTGGATCATGCGTGATCCCCACGCGTATTGGTTCTGGTTCTGGTTAGGGGTTTACGTTGCGTCGTCGATGATCTGTATCGTGCGAATTCTGAGGTGAACCCTGGACAGGCTCAGCCCCCGTTCACCGCCGGACTGGCGCGTCATGTCCTCGTCACATGAAAAGGCCGACGATTGCGCTGTTGTTGAGATAACGCTGGCGCCGAGCGTCTACGCTGAGTTGCTCGAGCGGCTAGACCGCTTCGTGTATCAGCGTGACACTTACGCTGACCGCAACTGGCTCAAGCGGTTCTGCGGGAGCTTACGCCGAGCCGGATAGATAGGTTTCACCCGCCCGCGTTGGTCAGTCCGGCGAGGAAAGCCGATGCGGTGCGGTGCGCCGGGGAAGGACGCCTCGCCTCTACCACTCGTTTAGGCGAGGCGTCCGACCGCCTCAAAGGAATGCCGAGTAATGTCGCTGAGCGTCCATGAGTTCATCAGGTGCGCGAAGGCCATCTTTGCCTTCGGTGCAGGATACAAGGCGGGTGAGCGCTATGCGCTGGGTGAAGCCGAAGCGGCGCGAGCCAAGCGCATCGATGCTGAGGCTTGGCAGCTCGGCTACGACCTGAGCAATCGCAGGTACATGGGCGCCGACAAGCAATCCTTTTCCCAGGATTAAGTAATTCTTTTCAAGTAATGCTTTCTAAAACCCCGACATTCTACGACTAATCCACAAACAAGTAGGTTGTGTTGCGGGTCCTTGTACAACCAAATAGTAATACGGGAGCTTCGGAGCCCGAATCGTCTCCAGCTGTCGACTTTATTTTATCGATGAAACTTGCCAAGGAAGTCTAACTTTTCGGGCCAGGTCGCGAACCGGGCCGAGATGGCCGGGATCCTTGGCGTCAGCCCGACAACCCTCGATCGCTATGTCGCGGCCGGCTGTCCGGTCGAAACGCGCGGCGAACTGCGACGGGAGTACCAGTTCAACTCGGCTGCGGTGATCGCCTGGCGTGACCAGCGGGACGCTGCGGCGCGCGAGAAGGCTGGGGCCGCCGGTCTGACCGGCGCCGAGAGCGCAAGGGAGCGCTATACGCTCGCATCGGCCGAGCTGAAGGAGTTGCAGCTTGCCGAAAGGCGCGGGCTGATGATCTCGGTCGAGGACGTCGCGCCGATTCTCGCCGACGAGCTGGCGAATGTCCGCTCGCGGCTGATGGCGATGCCAGGGCGGCTGGCGACGGTGCTCGCCGACATGACCGATCCGGCGACGATCGAGACGACGATCGAGGAAGAGGTCGCCGGTGCCCTCAGCGAATTGAAGAGTGGCTGAACCGAAAACTGCGCTGGAAGCTGCGGAGAAATTACGAGGGCTCGTTAGGGCCGCGATTACCGAGGCGCTGCGGCCGCCGCTGCGCATCAGCCTGCCGGAGTGGGCCGATACATACCGCCGGCTGTCGCGCGACAGCGGCAGCATCGGCGGGGCCTGGCAGACGAGCCGCGTTGCGGTCGCGCGCGGCCCGATGATGGCGGTGACCGAGCCCGGGGTGCAGGTCATCACGCTGATGGTCGCGACCCAGCTGCTCAAGACGAGCGTCTTGGAAAACGTCATCGGCTACTACGCGCACACCGACCCATGCCCGATGCTGCTGGTGCAGCCCAAGGACGAAGCGGCCGACTCGTTCTCGAAGGAGCGCCTCGCGCCGATGATCGCGGCGACGCCGATCTTGCGCGAGCTGATGGGCGACCAGCGCACGCGGCGCTGGGAAAACACGCTGGGGTTTCGCAAATTCCCCGGCGGGTCTCTGGCGATCGTCTCGGCCGGAAGCCCGACCAACCTGGCGATGCGCGCGATCCGCGTCACCTTGCTCGACGAGATCGACAAATACGAGACGAGCAAGGAGGGCGACCCGGTCGGGCTCGCCGAGGAGCGCAGCGCCACCTTCACGACCCGGCGGCTGTCGATCCGGGCCTGCTCGCCGACCTGGGAAGAGACCAGCCGGATCAACCGCTCTTACAACGAGAGCGACCAGCGGCGCGCCTTTGTCCCCTGCCCGCATTGTGGACACTCACAAGACCTCGACTTCTTCCGGCACGTCCATTGGGAGAAATCCGAGGACGGCCGGCACCTACCCGAGACCGCGCATATCGGCTGCGAAAGCTGCGGCGTTGTGTGGAGCGAGGCCGAGCGGCTTCTCGCGCTGCAGCGGATCGAGTGGCGGCAGACCCGGAAAATCACCTGTTGCGGCGAGGCGCAGGACCCGCGCGCGACCCGGTCGTGGCTATGGGACGCCAAGACCGAGGTCGGTTATGCGACTTGCACGCATTGCGGCAAACGAGCGGTGCCGCACCGGCACGCCGGGTTTACCGCATCGAAGCTCTACAGCCCATGGCTGACGGTCGTGGATCTGGCGAAGGCGTGGATCGTCGCCAAGGACGATCCGGAATCGAAGCAGACCTTCTACAACACGCAACTCGCGCTGGCCTACAAGACCGAGGCGCTGAAGGAACTCGGGCACGAGGCGCTGCTGCGCCGCCGCGAGCATTGGGAAGCGGTGCCGGACGAGGTGCTGGTCATCAGCGCCGGCGTCGACATGCAGGACAACCGGCTCGAGGTCGAGGTCGTCGGCTGGGGGCTCGGCGAGGAAAGCTGGTCGCTGGCCTATGAGATTTTCACCGGCGACCCGGCGAAGAATGAGGTTTGGAGCGAGCTCGACGAATTCCTGCTGGCGCCGCTGACGCGAGCCGACGGCAGGGCAATGGCTATCCGCGCCGCCTGCATCGATAGCGGCGGTCACAACACGCAGGACGCCTACCGCTTCGCGCAGGCTCGCATCGGCCGCAATGTGTGGGCGATCAAGGGCGCCTCCGACCGCGCGCAATGGTCGCCGATCTGGCCGAGCTCGACGCGGTCGAAGGGCGGTCGCTACCGCGCCGGCTATCGGCCTATCATCCTTGGCGTCAACGCCGCCAAAGAGGCGGTTCGCCAGCGCCTACTGATCGCCGAGCCGGGACCCGGATATTGCCATTTCCCGGTCGGACGATCGGCCGGCTATTTCGAGCAGCTGACCAGCGAGCGGCTGGTCATCGAGCGCAAGGGCGGCACGTTGCTGCGCCGCTGGGTTTTGCCGGCGCACCGCGCTGCCGAGGCGCTCGACTGCCGGGTCTACGCCTATGCAGCCCTGTGGGGTCTCTATCACCTGCGCCGCCTGCGGCTCGATCGCGCCGCGCAGCTGATCAACGATGCGCCGCCGGCGGTCGCTGCGCACGCAGCGGCGCCGACGGCAGGCGCAACCATGCGGCCGCGCTCGCGGCACAGCAACTTCGTCAGAGGTTAAGCAAATGAAGGTTATGAAAGCTGTCCTGACCTGGGGCATGCCAGCCACGCTGGCCTTGCTGGTCTCGTGCTCGCCTGCAATGGCGGCCAGCACGACGACGTCGAACGTAGTGATTACCGTCAAGCACTCTGCGGCGGTCATCGCTGTGGCGCCTAGCGCACCAAGTATTTTCGACGACCTCGCCGCCGGCCAGATCGTCTTTGTCGCGACGGTGACGATGACGAATGGAAAGGCTTTCGCCGGCCAGGTCAGCTTTTCCGATCCCAGCAATGTGTTCAGCCTAGTGCCGGCGAGCCCTCAAACGACACCCCCATCGTGGAACGTGGTTGTGGGCGCAAACGGTCTGCTGAGCATGATCCCGGCGGGCCAAGCGCAAATTATTGACACCGTGTCGATCACCGCGAAGCCGTAAAAAAATGGCGGATGATGCTGCGAGCCAGCTCGCCGCGCTCAAGAAAGCAAGAGCCAGCGGTGTGCTGACCGTGCACCACGGCGACACGTCGACGACGTTCCGCACGCTGGCGGAAATCGACTCGATCGTCCGCAGCCTCGAAGCCGAAGCCGAGGCCGCCAGCAGCCCGCGCCCTCGGTTGCGCTACGCGGTTCAGCTGACCAAGGGCCTCTGAAGGATAGCGTCAGGCCGCTGCGCGCGGCGTGTCTTCGGCGGGATGCACGCGCAATCTGGGCTCCAAATCAGAGCCGGCATCCCGCCACGCCCGCCACAGATCGCGCAGCAGGCGCTTTGTCATATAGCGGCGCGCGTCGGCATCGGCGTGCGCCGGGGTCCAGCCGCGGGCCAGCACCCAGGCCTTGCGCTCGGCGTAGGCCTCGCCGTAGGGACCGATCGGGTGGGCTGGCGCATCGTCCTTGGCGCCGCGCCACTGCGCGCGGAACAGCACGTCGGAGCAGAAGACCCAGACCTCGGCGCGGCGTTGCCGGTTGTAGCCATGCCGGATCCAGTCATCCTTGGTGGCGCCCTCGCCGGGGCTGCCCTGGCGGTGACCGTCGAAGACCGCGAGGCCGAGCCGCTTCCACAGCTTTGCGGGGTTGGCATAATTGCCGAGATCGCCGGCCTCGCCGACGATAACGGCAAGGCCGAGCTCGCCGAAGCCGCGGACGGCGTGGACGAACGAGATTGCCGGCAATGCGCGAGCCAGCTTGATCATGCGCTTCTCGACATCGCCGCGCAGCTGGTCCCAGGTGGCGCGCGACGCCGCCGATGCGATGACCAGACGCGGCAGGTCGCTATTCGCCGGGAACTGGTCGATCTTGCCGCCCTCGATCTCGCGGCGCAGCTTTGCGGCTGCGCTGAAGAGCGCCTTCCGCTCGGCTGGGACAAGGCTGGTATGGTAGCCCGACGACCGCGCCAGCAGCGCCTCGATCGAACGATCGCAGCGCTGCTGCTGGCGGATGCAAAAGATCCTGTGGCGTTGCCGCTCAATAAGATTTTCGCAGGCCTCGCTGACGGACATGTTCCCCAAGGGGGGCAGCGTCGACCCGGTCCGTCCGGCGCGGTCGTCAGGCATTCGGCGCGCTGGTCGCGAGTTTCCAGCAGAGCATGATCTCGTCGTCGGAGCGCTCGCCGATCAGCATCGAATCGGGCATGCCCTCCGTGACCAGGGCGGCAAAGCGCACCCATGCGCCTTGGGCGAGGCCCCAGGCGCGCAGCTCGCCGGCCGAGAGCTGCGCGAGCTGTTTGCCGTTGATGACATGGTCGAGCAGGAAGCAGCGCTTGGCTCGCTCGACCGCAGCCTGAGCCGCGGTTGATGGCCCAGCTGGCGGACGGGCATCACGGCTTTGGGTATCAATTGCGGAACGGCCCGTCGCGCTCGGCTGGGTTTGGTGTGGTCTAGCCGCGGGCTGGGCATGCGGGGGCTGGGCATCGTGCCCTTTATGGCCTGACCCGGGGCTGGATTTCGCTTTGTTGCGCTCACGCATTTCGTGCAGCACCTGTCTGAACAGGTGGAGCATGGCCGGCCCGCGGACCTCGGCGACGAGCTCCCAGATCAGCGCTGCGGCATCATCGTCGGCGAGCAGCGTCTGCTCGAAAACGACGAGAGACGGCTCGGGGATGCCCTTGCCGATGCGGATCGCTGCCGCCATGAGCGAGCGCAGCCGCTCGGCGGCCGTCTGAAACCCGGCTGCCCGCATGGCGGTGCCGACGGTCGTGGGTGTTTCGATCTCTTGCACAGGCTTCCCCCTCTGCTGCGGGTCGCGGCATCAGTGAAATGGGCGGCAAACTTATTAGGGCCGCAACCCGCGGGCCGAGAGTAGCAATCGCGAGAGGGTGACGCAACGCAAATGCCACTGGACGGGCCGCGCATCCTCGACCGGTACGGCAATCCGGCGCGCCGCGCCACCGGGCTCAACCCCGGCGCCATCGGCGGAACCGCCGCATCGCCGCATGCCTCGTGGGATGCCGGCCAGACCGGGCGCCGCCTCAGCGCGATCCCGACCGCGGCGCGCTCGATCAACACGCTGCTGCGCAGCTATGGCAAGGCGGTGCTGGCGCGGTCGCGCTACCTGGCGGCTAACAACCCTTATGCCGCGGCGGCGCGCGAGGCCTACATCAGCTCGATGGTCGGCTCGGGCATTATCCCGTCGCCGAATTTCGACGACGCGAAATTGAAGGCGACGGTCAATCAGGTCTGGGATGACTGGACCGACGAGGCGGACGCCGACTGGATCACCAATTTCTACGGGCTGCAGTCGATCATTGCCGGCGAGCTCTTCGAGGCCGGCGAGGTCTTTGTCCGGTTCCGCCCGCGCATGCAGCAGGACGGTTTTATCGTGCCGCTGCAATTGCAGGTGCTGCCGGCCGAGATGCTCGATGCGAACTGGAACCGGAACCTCAACCTCGGCAACGGCAGCCGTATCGAGTGTGGCATCGAGTTCGATGCGATCGGGCGACGCCGCGCCTACCACTTCTGGGCCACGTTCCCCGGCACCGACCAATATTTCGGGGTGGGCCCATGGACCCGGATCGCGGTGCCCGCCGACCAGATCCTGCACATCTACCGGCCGATCCGCGCCGGCCAGCTGCGCGGGATCCCGCACACCCTCTCGATGATCACGACCTTGGCGTTGCTTGATCTCTACGACGACGCCGAGCTCGAGCGGAAGCGCGTCGCGGCGCTCTTCGGCGCCTTTATCACGCGGCCCGACCGCGACGACGAGGACCACCCGCTCGGGATGGCGCAGAACCTGACGACACCGCGCGGCGACGTGCAGCCGAGCCCGGCGCTGGAGCCGGGTGTGACGGTCGATCTGGCGCCCGGCGAGGACATCAAATTTGCCGAGCCGGCCGATGTCGGCAGCACCTATGAGCCATTCCAGTACCGCTGCCTGCTGCGGGCCGCCGCCGGCGCCGGCATACTCTATTCGGACATGACCGGGGACCTGCGGCGCACCTCGTTCGGATCGATCCGCGCCGGCCTCATCGCGCACCGCCGGCGCGTCGACACACTGCAGCAGTCGGTGATCATCTATCAGCTGTGCCAGCGGGTCTATAACCGTTGGTGGACTGAGGCGGTGTTAGCCGGCGCGTTGCCGGTCAGCCCGGCCGATTTTGCGGCCAATCAGCGGATGTACCGCCGCGCCGACTGGATCCCGCCGAAATGGGACTGGATCGACCCGCTGAAGGACATCGAAGCCGAGCAGCTCGCGGTGCAGAACGGATTCAAGTCGCGCAGCGCCGTCATCAAAGGGACGGGACTGGACCCGGCGATCGTCGACATGGAACGAAAACAGGATTTCGAGCGCGAGACGAGGCTCGGCCTGCCGCATACAGAGGCCCAGCCGCCGCCGCCGGTTCCGGCCGGCGCGAGCGGGCCATCGGAGTGACGGATACGGTTGTCAGTGGAGCCATCCTCGCACCATATCGACGAACTGAATCACGTCCATCGTAAACCACACTAGCACAAAGACGCCCGCCGCAGTGATCTGGCGCGGCGTCAGTGATTGGCCGGAAAGGATACGATGAAGAGCTTCCATGAGGCGCGAGAATAGCGCTAACCGCCTCGAAAAAGCACAGTGCTTAGCAGCAAGCCGCCTTTTGGGCGGCTTTTGCATTTCAGGGACAGCAAATGGCGAAAAAGACGTGGTTCTCCGCTGCGGCGGGAGCCAATGGCACGGCCGATATCGCGATTTACGACGATATCGGCTCCTGGGGAGTCACTTCGGGTGATTTTCGCGACGCGCTGGCCGCCGTCGGGCCGGTCGACACGATCAAATTGCGGCTGAATTCGCGCGGTGGCGACGTATTCGACGGGATCGCGATCCACAACATGCTGGCGCGCCATCCAGCCAAGGTCAACGTCACCGTCGACGGCGTCGCCGCCTCGATCGCCAGCATCATCGCGATGGCCGGCGACGAAGTGACGATGCCGGAAAACGCGACGATGTTCATCCACAACCCCTTCGCCCTCGCGATGGGTGACGCGACCGTCATGGCCGAGATGTCCGACGCCCTCGACAAGCTCGGTCGGGGTATGGCGGCGACCTATGCACGCAAGACCGGGCAGGAGCCCGAGGCGATGCTGGCGGTGATGAATGCCAACACCTGGATGACTGCGCAGGAGGCCAAAGACAAAGGGTTTGCGGATGTCGTGGCCGCGCCGGCAAAGATCGTGGCGCGGTTCGATCTGCGGCACCTGGCGCCTCCCGCCGCGATCGTCGCGCAGCTGCAAGCGGCCTACGACCCAGACGGCGACGGCGACGACGATGTGCTCGAGTGCCTCGGCTTTATCGGCAAGGCCATCGATAACCTGGCGGACGCGGTCGGGTGCCTGACCGGCGCCGGCGATCCGGATGATGACAGCGAGCCGGCGCCCCCGGCGATGGCATCGCTACGCAAGGCCTTGCGCGCGGCCCTTTCAGCGCTCCCGCAGGCGGCCGCAGACGCCCCCGCCGTCTACCTGACAGGAGATCTGGCGTCCTTTCCCGCGAACAGCGGCGAGGCCGAGCAAAATGGCGGCGGCAAAGAGACCCGGGCCGAGGAGATGATCCAGATCTCCGCCGCCTGCAAGCTCGCCGGGCTATCGGATCTCGCAACGGAATTTATGCAATCGGGCAAGAGCCTGGTGCAGGTGCAATCCGAGCTTCTGAAGCTGCGGGCCAATCGTGGCGACGGCTCCGATGGCGAAATCGGCTCGCGCCACAACCCGATCTCCCGCGACCTGACCGAGACCTGGGCGAAGACGCTGGACAAGATTAACGCAAGGAACTGAGCAAATGAGCACACTCGAATGGAACCCGCCGCCCGGCGCCTTCATCCTCTCCGAAGCCAATGCCATGCGCGCGCGAGAGAATTACCCTCTCTCGCTGGGCAAGACGCTGAAGGCCGGCGGTGTAGCCAAAGTCGAGCCGGCGGTCGACCTGACGACGACAGCCAGCACGCATACGAACAAGACCCTGGACACACTGGCGGCGGTGACCGACCTGGTCGTGGGCGATGTTTATGCGATCAGTGGAACGGGGATCCCGACCGGCACGACGTTCACATACACAGGGACAAGCGCCGGGACCCTGAGCGCCGCGGCGACCGCCAGCGGAACCGGCGTTTCGATGCACATAACCAAGCCCGCCGGTGTCGGCCCGTGGCTGGTCGTGGGAGACACCCCGGCGGGCGTCTCGATTTATGACATGGACGCGACCGCCGCTGCGCTGATGGGCTCGTTTATCGCCCGCGACGCCGAGGTCAACCTCAAGCTGCTCGTCTTCCCCGCCGACAGCGACGCCGATGTCGTCTCCGATCTCGCCGGTCTCGGCATCGTCTGCCGCAACTGAGGGAGCTAAAGATGACAATCTCCCCACAGGATCTTGCTGCCGCGATTGCCCAGGGCGATGCGCCCGCCGACCAGGTCGGAGCCTCCGGCCTGCAAGCCGCCTCGAACCTCTCCGACCTGGCCAGCGCGGGAACCGCACGGACCAATCTCGGGCTCGGCACGGCGGCGGTGCGCAATCTTGCCGCTGTGTTTCTCAAAAAGGCCCTCGTCGCCGGGGCCGCCGCCGGCAATATCACGGTCACCGGCATCAAGACCACCGATGCGCTATCGCTGGTGCTGCAGTTTATCGGCGCCGGGACTGCGGTGACCGATGTCACCGACCTGACGAGCGAATTCACGATCAGCGCCACGAACACCATCAACAACACCAGCGGCACCGCGAGCACCGGCGACAAGCTGCTCGTCGTCTGGGTAGCCGCCAGCTAAACGGCGCAATTTTCCGCCTAGCAAAGCCGCCTTCGGGCGGCTTTTTCATTTTTCAGGAGTCCGGCCAAAATGCCGATGCTTGACGTATTCCGAACTGATGCATTTTCGGTCACGAGCCTGACCGATGCGATCAGCAAGATTAAATATGTGCCGGGCCGCATTGGCAGCCTGGGCCTCTTCCGCGAGAGCGGCGTCTCGACCACCTCGGTGGTGATCGAGGAGCGCAACGGCGTCCTGACCCTGGTCGCGCCGACCCCGCGCGGGGGCCCCGGCCACACGATGCCGCTGCTGACCCGCGCCGCGCGCTCGTTCCGCGTGCCGCATTTCGAGGTCAATGACAACATCATGGCCGAGGAGGTCGAGGGCGTGCGCTCCTTCGGCTCAGAAACCGAGGTCGAGACCGTGCAGGGCAAGGTCGGCGATCACATGATTGACGCGACCAACTCGCTGGCTGCAACGCAGGAATATTCCCGCGTCGGCGCGGTGACCGGGATCATCACCTATGCCGACGGCAGCACGATGAACCTGTTCGACGAGTTCGACGTGACCCCGCCCAGCGACGTCTATCTCGACCTGGAGGCGATGAGCCCGGTGTTGGGCGCGTTGCGCGTGGCGATCACCGGGATTGCGCGCACGATCGGCAACGAGCTGAGCACCGTGCCGTTCAGCGGCCTATATGCGATCTGCGGCGACAATTTCTATGACACGCTGATCGCCCACCCAGAGGTGCGGGCTACTTATCTCAGCTATGCGGCAGCGGCCGATTTGCGGGCCCCGACCGTCAGCTCGCCGGCAACCGGCGGCAGCTGGGGCGCCTTCCCCTTTGCCGGCGTCATGTGGGACAATTATTTCGGCAAGGTCGGCTCGACCGATTTTGTCGATACCGACGAGGCGCAGATCTTCCCGCTCGGCGTGCCCAACCTGTTCCGCACCTATTACGCTCCGGCGGATCTGGTCGAGACCGTCAACACGATCGGCATGCGGCTCTATGCCAAGCAATACGAGATGCCGAACGGCAAGGGTGTGCACCTCGATATGCAGATGAACGGCCTGGAGA